TTTGCTCGCCCGTGCATATTATTTTTTGCTCGCGCGAGTGCCCATTCACGCATAGGAGAGCGCAATGATTGAGCTTTTGATTGGCACGGTTTGTGTCATTTACATTTGGGATTGGCTCCAGCGCAAGAACCCAAGAGCATAACCATTTCAAAGGGTTAGAAGAAAAACAAAAGATTTCTTTACCCTAACTATTTGGTGACTACTCTTAGGGTGTCACAGGAGACAACAATGACGATGGTAGCCCGCGAGGCAAAAGTTCAATCCGAGAGGCTTCCGATGCCCGCCGATGTCGCACAAGCGCATCAGATGTGGCGGCTAGGCTTTGGCTCAATCGCGCCTTATGCCAAGTGGCACGCCAAACTAGCGCGCACCGAACTCAAGCGGCTGGTTGCCACCTTCGACCTGGAAACTCATGGTGAGGGTAAGCTAGCCAATGATGGCTGGTTTGATGGCATGAAAGTCCTCCATATCGTTGTGGAAACTCCCACGGGTAGCCTGCTCAAACTCAAGTGGCATGACGGAAATCAGGGCTTTATGAAGTGCATCCCGTCAGCGGGCTCCACCCTCCTCACCGCGAAAGATTTGATTTAATCGCTTAACTCTCTTTTTCCGGTGCCTATCTTTAGTACGTGGGAGACACAGACCAGAGCATGACAGTAGATGAGGGTTGATGACCGATGCTGTCTTCGTGGTTGCGTAAGCGTGGGAGTGATTCCCGTTTTAGGCTGTGTCACGGTGGGCATGTTGGGTGAGCCCACCAACTTTTTTTCATATATCGCTTAACTCTCTATTTTGGGTGCCTACTGTTAGGGTGTCCCAAGACGAAGGAGACGGACATGACCCGCAAAGATTTCCAACTCATTGCCAACGTCGTCAAGACCATCGACGACGAGCAAACGCGGCAAGCGACCGCGCTCAACTTCGGGGTGCTGCTGCGCCGAACCAACGACCGCTTTAACCTTGTGCGCTTCGTCGAGGCGTGCAATGCGAAGGCGACCATGATGGACGTTGCAGAAGCCACCGACAGGATGACCTAGATGGTCCTCAACGCACAACCCGGTGACATTGTTTACTCAAAGCCAGCACTCAACTTCAGAGAGAACAAGGCCGGTGACCTTGGCGTCGTTCTTGAGGTCACCGAAGGCGGTACAACCCTCAAAGTCTTTTGGCCCAATGGCGTGACCGGCCTCGCCCGTTACAGCCACCTAGTGAGGCTAGGTGATGAGTAAAGTCCTGACATTGCTGGCTATTTTCGTAGCCGGTTACCTGTGGGGTGACCAAGCTCTAGCCTTCGCTGTTGATACGTGGCAAGCTGTCGCGGAGGCTGCGCGCCCGAAGTTTCTCTGGGCACGATAACCTCAATCATTCCGAGGGCTTAGAAGAAAAGCGAGAAAATATTTTACTCGCCTCTACCCGTGCCTATTGTTTAGGTGTCACAGGAGGACAACGACATGGCCCGAGACCTAGACACAGTAATGACCCGCGACGAAGCGGTTGAATACTTCGACAATAACATCATCCCCCTGCTCATCATCGAAGAGACTGAGTGGCAAGGCGGTGAGTGGCAGCACGTCGATGAGTGCCATCGTTCCGAGACTTGGAATAACTGGACTGATTCTCTGTGCAAGAGTGGCGAGATTAGTGATTGGCAGTATGCCAACTGGTCTCACCCCGATAGCTGCGAGGGCTAGCGTGAAAATCATTTTCCACGTCCCCGATGAATATGAGCGGTTTCAGACTCGTATTCGACGGCTCTCCATCGAAGACGTTGCCGCTAGCATCCGGCGAAACAAGCTCCGCGAGTGCTACGGCTCAACAGAGGGCACGATAGTGCTGACGGTGCAACGTGAAGAAACACTCAACTATTGACGCGCGTGTGATGCACGCTGGCAAGGCCGGAAAGCATCACACTCGTACCCGTGACGAAGCTACGGGAAGACGACGCAAGCCGAAGCGGCAACGCGCTAAACACCTGCGCTGGAGGACAGACGCATGACACCGTTCGATTATTTTTTGCTCGCCTACGTGACCGGCGCGCTTTCTTTCTGGCTTCGCACTGGTTTGCAGGAGCAAAATCTTTAATCATTTCGAGGGCTTATAATATTTTGCCCACGTATACGATTTTTTTTGCTCGCGCCCTTTACTCACGGGATTCGGTTCTTACTGTTAGGGTGTTGGCAGGAACAGACACCACGGAGAACCCATGCCTAGCAAGTGCAAGAACAACCGCCGCCGTACCCAGCACACCCGTCGCAGCTTCCAGCAGCGCCCCGACCATCGCGTGATGCCTCACAAGATTGTTCACCGTGCATGGCTGCCCGATGGCAATCAGGTCGCCGTCGCCCGTATCAACGACCTGTATATCGTTCAGCGGTTCGACGCCTCTGAGCGCCCTGTGGGCACCGCTAGCCGGTTCACCGGAGGTCATGCGGCCACTCAGGCCGTGAACTACGCCCATCGCATGGCTCGCCTCTAGGCTAGTCAAGGAGCTTCGCCCATGTATGGCGATATCCATCCGTCTGAGCGCGTCGAGATTGGCGTGTGCGACAGTGATGACCACTGTGTGACCCCTGGAGTGCGCCGCAAGCTCACCGTGTACTGGGCACAAGCTGCAACTGGCTACTGGTCGCCTGTCTTAGCCACTTGTAAGGGCTGTCTACGACGTGCTAGGAAGCGTCGGAGGCTTCAGAAGAAAAAAGCCTAATGATTCCGAGGGTCTATAAAAAAAAGACCTAAAAACGAAAAAAAACACCCTTGCCCCCTTGTCTGGCCCTCTACGGTTCTTATTGTTTAGGTGTCGGAAGGAAACCCCATCAAGAACAGACCACGGAGGTCTTCAGTGCCCTACACGCTTTTCAATGTCGCCGCCACAATCCTCATCCTCTCCAAGTCGGAGCAAGCTGAACAGGCCACCATCTATCAGTCTGGCCTCACCCTCAACGAGGACGGCACGCGGACAACGACACCCGAAGCTGACAGCGCTCTTGACAAGCTCGTGCGCTCGAACATGCGCCTCGCTATCTCTATCGCCCGTAAGCACCAGCGAAACAGCATTGACCTCGAAGACCTCACCGCCGAAGCCATGACCGGCATCGTACGCGCCGCTGAGACCTTCGACGGCTCCAAAGGCGCATCGTTCACCTCTTACGCCGCTCAATGGATTCGTGCCAACGTGCAGGCGTTCGTGCAGGAGAACTGTGGCACCATCCGAATCGGCACGCGCACCGGCAAAAAGCTATTTGCTTCGCTCCCGCGTCTCCGTCGTCAATTTGGCGATGCCCTCACGCCTGAGCTAGTCGCCCGTGAGCTTGACCTCGACGTTGATGACGTCACGTCTACCCTTCCGCTCCTTGGAGCCCGTGCAGCGTCTCTAAACGCCCCTCTGAGCCAAGACGGTGGATGTTTCGGTGACCTCATCGAGGACGACACCCTGACACCTGAGAGCCGACTCGACCGCACTCGTACGAGCGAGGCAATCGTCCTGTCACTCTCGACTTTTGCCGAGACTCTCGACGCCCGTGACCTTGATATTTTTCAAGGCCGCGTTATCAATGAAGTTACTGGCTCTGACGTTGTGCCCGCTGCTGATATTGCAGAGACTCACGGCGTCACTAAGCAGCGCGTTTCTCAGCTTGAGAGCCGGCTAAAGAAGAATCTCCGCGCTCACTTTGTGCGCGAGTTCGGTGATGCCATCCCTGACATGCTGGCTGGGTAGATAAAAACCTAGTCATTCCACCCACATGGGGAAGGGTGAGAGGATGACCCCGGAATATTATTGCACTCCCCGCGTATGCAATAAGCAAAGTGACAAGAGAGAGTCACAAACCCCTTCCAATATTATACCCCCGCGATTCGCATAATCTAGGGTAGACTTATCCCTAGCCGTTCCTATGTTATATAGGACAACGCGAAACCCCTGAAACCGTTAGAGAAAACGGAGGACCGCGAACATGATTTATCTGAACGCTGGCCTGATTGGCATAATCATCGGCCTGATTATCGGAATGATTACGGAAGATTACAAAATCGACGAGGAAGTGTAAAAATGCGTTAACGAACACACAAAAACGTGCTAAACTCACGTAAGAACGGCTAAGCTGCCGTGATTGCTTGGTTTTTTTGTCAAGTGGAAAGCGCAAGGGGGAAAGTTGCAAAGTATTTGCTCTTGCCTGCATTTTTTTCTTGACAATATAGCTTAGTAAAAACACTAGCTTAGGTACCCCCCCTCCCCCGGGGGGAAAGTATGTCGCCCGGGAAATCCCGAGAGTGCCAGAGCCGGCCATATACGTTTGCAATGCGCGGGTAATTTTTGAGATTTTGGATTTTATCTGCTTTATCATAGTATTAATATAGGAACTAACCATGACTAAGAAAGAACTAACTGAAGAAAACGAGATGCTTAAGCAAAAGGTGAAGGAGCTTGAGAAAAGAGTAGAGAGGCTTAAGGCCAGAAACAATGATTTGCTCAAAGTAGCTGCTATGGGAAGAAGAGGTCTTCCATGGAGCATGCGCTAGCAAAAATCATAAAATAGTTTTCCAGATTTAAAGACTATTTATATGTGGAGGGTTACTTTTCTATGAAAAAAACCAAATTAACACAGAACTTACTTAAATCTTTAATCAAGAAGACCATAAGCGAAGAGGTTAGTACTAACGAGAGTTGGTTTAATCGATTAATCGGACGTGAAGAAGAACCATGGCCGCCTAGGGCGCCAGAAAGAAGCCTTTATTGGAAGGATCCAGAAACCGGTGAGGGATATTGGGTTACTAAAGATGAACTTCGAAGGCTAGAAGCCGGGGAGGAGGTCGATTTAAGCGAAGAGCGTATGGCAGAGAGTGGCCGTATGATGGGCAGAACGGGCGCATTTCGCGTTCGAGAGCCTAGGTCCATAGGTGGGCCTGTGTCTGCAGCAAAACCCCCACAGTCGTGGAAAGAGGCCAATCCTGGCGGTACATGGGGCATGCCTTCAAAGCTAAGTGGACCTAAACTTGGTAGCTCAACGCCTCTTAGCCCCCAAGAAAAGGAAGAAGTCATGGATCTACTGGCTTCTGATCGTACTTCTCCAGGCCAAAAAGAAGAATTAGCCAGATTAATTGGTATTCATGGCGTAACTTCTCGTGCATTGCGAAAGTTTTTGGATAACAATCCGGATATTCATCCAGCTTAAAGGTCGGCTAACTGCTATTTATTAGCATGTTAGACGGACCATACAAAATTGGCGACCTAGTGGAGCTATCACGGACATTTAGTGACTTGAAATTTGATAAATTCAAGCACTGTGCCCATGGTATGGTCATTGGCTATGGCCACAGTCGAAAATATTCGAATTATAAAATCTTTTGGTGGCCACTTAATGCTAGTTATTTCCATAAGGACAGTGATATCTGTCTTTTATCACGAGTATGGTACAACAATGAAGATTAAATGGCAACCACAAGGCGATTCTGAGACATACATTCTCCTGGAAGGAGAAAATTCTGGATATCCAATTGGAGTTTGTAAGCGAATATTAGGCAAACGCGGATTCAAGTGGACTATTCAGCCATGGTTTGCAACATATGGCTTAGATCCTAGGTTGTATGAACGTGAATTTGAAGATGATATCGAAGCTGGAAGAGTTTTAGCCCAAATTTATATGAAGCTTGAAGGACGTCGCAAAATACTAGATGAAGAAAGACGTTTAGAAGAGACGTATTTTGGCGATATTATGCCCTTCACGGGCTCTGACTAGCTTTATGTATGATTTCCAGCTTGATTTTCTCTACTAATTTCGTTAGAGCAAACCTATTTGCTATATCTTTGTTTAACCATTGCACCCTGCAGTGCTTAGCATTCGGAAAGCCGGCATGTTCTACTAATCCATATGGTACCTCGCTTGGATCTGATAATTTAAAGCCCTTAAGACGCACTAAATCACCAATGTTAATATCGATATTTTTCATATTAAAAATATAATCACGTATGATATGATGTTAACATCTATTTATTTCATAGAGGAGCTTAAATTGTTTGCTTTATCTTACTCATATAATACAACAGAAAAGACACGTAGGAGGTCGAAAATGAGCGTAGGAAGCATAGGCTCGGTCAACGCAGGGGTAGAGTCGCTTTTAGATACAAAGGCCGTTAACGAGGCCTCAGCTAGCCCTGCTAGCGAATCTAAACCCCAAGAAGAGACAAATAATGTGGGGCGCGTTGATTCGAAGTCTAGTGAAGAATATAGAGAGAGTGAAAATGCTGTTTATGCTAGTCAATCTAGTACAAGCACTCAAGACTTTCTCTACTTACGTGGTTTAAGTGAGAAGGAAGGTCAATACGACATTCTGGACGATACCATAAAAGAAATGAAAGAAAATATAGAAGCCATTGGAGAAGCTATAGAGATGATGGCTGAGATGGTTGAGAAGACGTCCGATTCTAGTCTAGCTTTAAAATTGTTACAAAGCACCTTTGAAAAGTTAGAAGAGATGGAGGAAGGTCCTGGAGGTGGTACTGGCAAGATGATCAACATTAAAGCCTGATAATTGGGGAAACGAAACATGTCGCCTGTTTACGACAAAAAAGTCTATACTACAACTGAAGTTAAGAATCTGCTTAAGCAGGCACAATGCTTAGAAATAAATATATTTCGTGATCATCATCAAATCATAGCCAACCTTTGCCATACAGTACTAGAAATGGCTAACGAACAAGAAAAGGAGGGTACCATGAAGTGAAAAAGTGGGTAAAAATTTTCGTAGGTCTGGCGATTTTGATGATGCTGGCCTCAACGGCTGCTGGAAAGCAGCCCAAAAAGTCAAAGTTTTATGATTTTTCCGACCAAATCATTAACGGGGAGCTTAAAAGGCCAACGACACTGTATACTGATGCTAGAGAGCGCGTCAAGTTTGAGCGTCTCTTACGACTGAAGAAAAGTTTCATGGATAAGTTATTTGACACTGCAAAGGAGCGGGTTTTTAAATGAAAAAGAGCAACAAGAATAAAGATAGGCAGATTGCTAGACTGAAACAAGAGAACAAACAGTTGCAAGATGAAGTAGATTCTCTCTGGGCTATGCTAGATGAAATGACTAAATCAGATATTGAAAATTGGTCTCATATAATGGAAGAGTTAAAAGCTGATGTAGTCAGTAGATCACTGATGATTACAAAGAAAGTAGCTGATGCATGATAGTGATGAGCTAAATAAATTGGTTTTACAAGGTAAAAAACTAATTAAAGAAAGAAGATTGTATTCTAATGTGTTTACTATGGATTTGCAAGCTTTAAATATACTAGAACAAATTATATATTATATACAGTCTGAACAAAGTAAAGACTTAGAGGAAAATTAATGAAAGAATTATTTGAAAATTTTCGTAAATGGGCTAGCAGTAACCGGTCTAGAGATATCATGAAGGAATACGGTGGGCGCCCATACGACCCAACAATCCCCGGTGATTATGAGCGCGCTCGTGATAACCCGACCGGTGATGCACCTCCGGGGGGTGCAAATGATGATATTGATGATATTCGAAGTCAGATTGACAAAGAATGGCAATGGCTTCAAGGAGCTTTGTATGGCCATGGCGACGCCAACGATGGAATGCTGTCTGCATGGAGACAAGGTATCGTTAATGATGAAGGTGTTACTATAGGCGCAATAGAAAACGCAACTCGAATTGCTCATAGAGTACGCAATGTTTTACACTCAAACAGAGGTGCAGATCCAAACATCGCTGCAGCATTAGAGTCGATTGATAAACTAATGAGTTCGCTGGTTGAAGTCAGATTACAGCTTTTGCAAGCTTTTGGCCAGCTTCGTGGCCAACCGGAGCGATTACAACAAAAAATAAGCGATATCCAAGCTGTTAACGAAGGATTTCTTAGTCAGTTGTTTGGCTATGCCTACACTGCATTGGAACGTAATGGCTTGTTAACTCCCAGGAGCAATTAAACAAAAATGAAATTTTCAAAAAACACATGGAAGCAATTCATGAACGAGGCTAAGGATCCGGAATACACTAGATCTAAAGATTTTTCAGAATACGAAAGAGACGATATGAGCACAGATCATCAGATGGTGTTTCTTTTAGAAGAAATCTTATCTCAGCTGAAGATCCTTAATCATCATATGACTCCAGCAAAAGATCTGGCCTCTGCTGGTGTTGAAAAAGCCATGGCTGATATACGAGTGACGGAAAATATTGAAACACCTGAAGGAAAATAATGAGACTTATTTAAGTCATTTTGTATTTGCTTCTACGATTGGTGTTTCGCTGATTTTTAGAGGCATAATTTTTATCATGCATGCAATATTACCAATATGTGACATCCCCAGGGTGTACAACTTAGAGCACACATGTCATAAATTACAAACATGGAATGATCACACCAGGGAGAGAATAAAAAATGGATCTTAAATTGGACATTAAGACACTAATTACTTTATTAACAATTGCTGCAACTTTAGGTGGCTTTTATTACACAACACAGTCAAGAATTGATTCGCTTGAAGATGATGTTGCATCAATGAGTAAACAAATTAAAAGAATTAACAAACAGATACGTACTTTAAAATAAGGAGAGGGAAATGGAAGAATTTGATTTTGTCGACCACTATGGAGATGCAGACGAAGTAGCACAAACTAACGAATTACCACAGAATGAAGTTGAGTGCGCTTTAAATTGCGCATTTATAGGAGTCGGAGGAGGAGGTGGCAAGCTAGCAAAAGCCTTCTTAGATATTGGGTTCAACAAAACACTCCTTATTAATACAACAGCAAAAGATCAGCCTGACAATGTAGATCCAAAACACTTAGTACTGATTCCAGACGCAGACGGCGTGGCAAAAAACGTAGAATTTGGAAAAGATGTATTTGGTCAGAATAGTGCCGTTGTAGAAGACGCGCTTCGTACAAAGTTAGGAAAAGTTGATTGGATTTTTGTCCTTGCTGGCGGCGGCGGAGGTACTGGTAGCGCATGTCATGCTTTAGACGATGTATTTAAAAGATATTTAAAGTCTGTTGGGGCAGAAGGTAAAGTATTCTATATAGTTACATGGCCTACTTCTCAAGAGTTGCTTAACTCTACAATAGCTAAAAATGCGCTATCTCTATCAAATGATGTCAAGTCTTCACCTCACATTATATTAGATAATGAAAGACAGGTTAAAATTCTCAGAGGCAAGGTTGGTATGTCAAAGCTGTTCCCAACTGCCAACTCAGCGTTTGCTAAGTTACTAACTCAAACTTTTAAACTAGCATCAGAAAAGTCAGCTATTCAATCTTTTGATTCTAAGGACTTGGAACGTTGTTTAAAGCAACAAAATCGTATGCTTGTTGGTACTACGGTAATTCGAGACCCTAATGTTGATAACTTAGGAGCAATGATATATCAAAATTGTCTTAAGAGATCTCCTTGCCCAAGTTCACAAGAAAAATCAAAGACAGGTGCGCTATTATTGGTAGTATCTCCAGAAATGGCAGATGATCCTAATATTAGTCAACATATGGATGCTGCTATTTCATATGTCGGCGGACGAACCGAGACTTTATTCTCTGGGGTCTATATTAGAGATAACGTCCCAGGATTGGTTGCTATATTGCTTATGGGAGGTATTAAGAAGTGAAACCAACTAAGAACAAGAAACGTATTGACCCAAGATACTTTTTAAATGAAACAATAACACGAGAAGAACAAAATACCTTAACGGAAGGCCATTCTCACGATTATTCTGAACCAGATCCACATGGTCGACCGCTAACCCGCGAAGAGGCAGAAGAGGCAGAAAGACTAGGTTATATAGACCCTTATGACGATGGATTCCGTAACGCAACAGGTGCGAAGAGATATTTGCAAGATAAGGAATCTGGCCAGTTAGAAGAGGGTGATCTTGAAGAAAACATCGACGACGACGAATGGATGTACGGAAGGTTTGAAGATGTGCCGGGCTATGAGCAAGAAGCAGTTCCCGGCAAGACAGCAAAAATAGCAAAAATGCCACCCCCTGCTCCTTCAAGAGGAGGTCATCGCCCAGATCACCCAAGAGCAGCTGAATATGATAGGCAAATGGATGATTTAGATCGCTGGCTAGCAGAATCATTTTTCGACAAATCAGGACGCGAGATGCTTCAAGAGGGCTGGCCCAGACTAGCTGCTACGGATATGGCTAAATTTCCAGGATTGTTAAAAAAAATTATTCCTCTTCTTCAACAAGAGTTTGGCGAAGAAGCTAATGTTTATCAATATTTAACAGATATGGCTGAGTTTTATGCTAAGGATCCAGACTTTTTTAGCCAGCGACCACAATTTACTGATGACTTAGCCACTGATTTAGGTCTTAGAGAAAACAAGGAAATTTCATAATGAAAATTACAAAACAAAGATTACAACAAATAATTAAAGAAGAGATTATTAAAGCTGAAAATCGAGTCGATACTCCAATTGAAGAAGGTTGGAAGGATGCTGCTATTGCTGCAGCCATGGGTTTATCCTCTTTAGGCGCGCCCACACCTGCTCAAGCAGCACCGCCTTCGACCACTTCTCAAGTAGCAACCGCTCAAGCTGAGCCTAGTGCAGCTGCTTATGGAATAACATCTACTCAAGCAGCTGCTAGTGTAAAGACCCTTCCAGAACTTGCAAATAAGATGGAAAAGTATATTGGACCTCGATCTACTCACTGGCTCCACGAAGGCGCATGGGACAGTACTGGGCTCCAAGAAGACACATTAGTAGCATGGGATGAAGTCTACGCAGCAGTTGATACTTTTTGGACTGAAACTCTTCCAAACCAAAGAGCAGGGTGCGAACAAAATGCTGAAATGCAAATTTGTAGAATTTTAAAACAAATTGAAGATAAGTTTGATGATGAAGTAGGGCCCATAAAAGAAGCAGTCGCCAGACAACAAGACAAGGATCCAACAAAAGCAAGCAGGGCCCTAGTTAAAAAGATGAATAAGTTTCTTGATAGGTGGGTACCTGATACTAAGAACGAGACAGATTTTCAGCGTACTGATGGCTGGACAGAAAATGCACAGGGCTTCGATCCCTCTGGGCCAGGAACATTACCGGATGATGATGACCTTTAACCATGAAAATAAAAAATTGGCAAAAATTTATTCGAGAGGCGTATGTTGACGATGTTATCTCTGCTTTAGACAACCGCCAGCCACCTGCGGAGCGTACAAAATTAGCTGCCAAGTGGAAGGAGAGCCCTTCATCTACTGAGGCTGACTGGGAAAAATTTAAACAATGGAAAGCCGATGATGAAGTAAGCCAACATCGCAAATCATCTCCTGAAGAATTCGAACAGGCTCAGGCTCAACGGCCCCCAAAGTCTTTAGAAAATATTGCTTTTAATTGTGCTGAATTAAAAAAATGGATCAAAGGTTATGAATGGAGAAATGCGGGAACATTTTCATGTAATTCATTAGAAGGTGCAACACAAGGTACAACCGAAGGCGCCGGCACCCCAAGTAATATTTTTAAAGATCATAAATTTGTAAAAGTACTTGGAGAAGGTGGCTTTGGCATCGCGATATTGTTCAGCAATGATCATGTAGTTAAAATTTTTAAAAGTGGGGTTTACGGCTTGCAGAAAGAGCTTGAAACCTATGCTAAGCTTTTAAATTCCCAAGTTGGAGGAGCCGCAAGATCACATGATCTAGCTGTATACGAATATGGTACAATGCCGATGTATGTACCGAATGCAGAGAGAGATATGGTCAATCCCGTAAAATATGCCGGCTATGCTGAAATTGGAAAAGTTATTCCATTTGAAAACTGGTTAGACGAATACGAAGATGTACAAGGTGGTCGCATTATTGAAACATTTTTCGATACAGATCTTTTTAACGGCATGCAAGATGCAGCTAATAACTCAATGTATAACATCGCGAATGATCGTGAACTAGAAAAACATCATATCAAGCCTTTCACTATGGTCGCAGGGGGCGCAGACGAATATGTTAAATATGTTCTTGAATGGATTCAAAAGAAAGGATTGGAAAACAATAGCGCGTTTATACAGAAGTATGGCTGGGCTCAAGAACCAGAGTATCGCGACGATGGCGTCGATCCTATAGATTTGCCGGCCATACCACCCGTTCTGCAATCCGGTACCGGCGCAAAGCTTTTAAAAGATTTTTTAACAGCGATGTATGATTTAGCTGTCTCGGTAGGTGATCAATTTATTTACGGAAATCTTACTCGTGATGTGCATTTAGGTAATTTTGGAATTTCTTATCAAACTGGGGAAGTAATCATTTTTGACAGGTAATTATTATTATGAAAGATATATTTGAAAATTGGCGAAAGTATCATAAACTTAATGAATCATCATCTTTAGAAGATATAATAACCGATAAATATAGCTATAATTCTGCTAAAACCTCACACCATCGATGGAGCCCAGGGCAACCTATAGTTGATTATCACGACACTTCCGGCGGACGAGTGTACACAATAACCTTTCCAGATGGTACAGAAAATGCAGATCTTTGGCCGACGCGAGCCTCAGAACCAGGAGAAGACTTAGAAGCCTTCTTGTCTCGTACAAAAGATCCAATTCAATTAAATTTAGCATTAGATCCAGAAATTATTAAAACAATTGAAGAATCTGCTCAAAATGTACTAGAAATACCAATTAATAGCATGTATGTGGATGGTAAACACATTACTGTACAATTAAATACAGACTCTAGAGAACATGCACCAGAATTTACTAGATTGGTACAGAATCGCTGGGCTCACTCAGACGAATGTCTAAAACTAGAAAAGATGGGTTATAAAGTGTATATTGACACAAAAGATAGGAAAGCGCGAGGAATTTCATTGACAAAAAATCTAATGGAAGGCTTTTCAAACGCATATGGCCCAGCTGGAGCAACAGCTGCCGCAGATCTATATAACATACTATGGAAACAAGCAGCAGGACATGAAGAAGAATATGAATTATATGATCCAGATAGCAAAGATCCAGAAGCGATGTCTAATGTAGCATATGCGCTATCACACATAAAAAGTTTATTGTATAATAATCATAATCCTACCCCAGATCAAATTATTGATGCTATTGAAGCCGGCTGGGAGGAATCAAGTTACGAGTTTCAGTATGCTACAGATCCGGATATGGGCTCCCTGTCATGAAACTTCTATTTGAAAATTGGCGCAAGTATATAAATGAAGCCATCGGGGCAGACGATAACCCAGATCTATCTCAAGATCCTGAAGCTTTTCAAACTGCTAAAAAACCCATTCCTCTTCAATTTAGATATGCTTCAGGCGCTGAGACAATTGAAACAAAAGAAGGCCCGGTAAACGCTAATCCCGGGGATGCTATTATGACCGGCACAAAAGGCGAACAATGGCCGATCCCTGCTGAAAGCTTTTCCCAGACTTATGATATTATAATGCCCGGGCTGGCATCAAAGAAAGATATTCCAGTATTTGCCAAAGAAATGCAGCAGCCATTTCAAGTAAAGGTCTCTTGGTCTCCCGATCTATTACAAGGAGAGGTAGGAGATTTTTTGGTGCAATATGGACCCGGAGATTATGGCGTTGTAGGCGCAGAAATATTTAGGGAAACCTACAAATGGAACTAAAATTAATATTCGGAGGGTGTATAATTATATGTCTGTTATATGCTGTATGGCAGGATGAATAATATTATACGAGGTTAATATGAATCTAATAGCGACACATGTATGCATGACAAAAGATGTGGGAGTCCATGGAAACTTGTTTGGAGGGACAATGATGTCGTGGCTTGACGAGGCCGGCGCCGCTTTTTCTTCACAGACGTGCAGTACACCCAGAATGGTTACAGTTAAAATTTCTGAAGTTACGTTTCAAAAACCAGTTCGTCCTGGGCAAATAATAAAGATTTATGGCCAACTTGTTAATCTTGGAAATACATCAGTAACGATTAGATTAGAAGCTAGAAGGCATAGCCCATACAACGGATCACAAAAAACAGTATGCACAACTGACATGACATTTGTAAGAATTGACGGAGATGGGGAGCCAGTACCAATCGACGAACTAATTAAGAATAAGTTTAAGGAGATAAACTATAATGAAAACGATACTTGAAAACTGGAGAGAATTTGAAGGGAATACTGTTAAAGATGAAGCAATAGAAATTTTAAGTGATATTGCATATGCACCCGAAGCCGCGAGCCTACCAAAAGAATTACAAATGAGAATTATGAAATTTTTGGAAAAAAATGGCATGCCAACTCTCCACGAGGAAAATGAATAAAGATGGAACTATTGTTCGAAAATTGGCGCCAATATCTGGATAAAGGATATCCAGGCTCCGGCACTCCTTGGTCTCGCGGAGGCAGCTTTATGCCTGTAGACCCCTCAACTGTTAGAGTTGTGGAAGGGCCATTGTTTTGGAATCATAGTTTATTTGTTGTTGTAGAATATCAATCTCACGAAAAAACTAAAAAAGTTGGATTTTATAGATCTGGCGGATCAAGCATAGCAGATACTGAGCACACGGCTGGAATGTGGTTTCCAACATATGGAATAGATCTTGACAAACAGTGGATTATCAAACATGAGGATAAATATCCACACCCAGATTCCGAATTAGGAGCGGTAGCCAAAGCATTATCACGCTCTCCGATGGCACAACAAGGAGAAAGTTTAAGACGTCAGTTAGCGCGCTCGCGAAATACAAAAAGACGTAGTTTGGGTATCACAATGGGCGAACTAGGCGATATAGAAGCAGAAGAGATTAACGCAATATTTTCAGAACATGGGGTAAATAATAATGAAACTACTGTTTGAAAATTGGCGAAAATATCTAAAAGAATCTTCAATAGAAGAAGAAATAGCGAGATATGTTGAAGAAGCTGATCCTTTGGCAATATCTGTTTTGGGCGCCCCCGCAGCAGGAAAGTCTTATACTAAAGATTTAATTGGAAAACTGGCAGCTAGATTTCAACAAGCATCAGATACAGGATCTAATTTAACTGTTGATGTTATTAGAGATGAATTCTTAAAGGCACCAGCTAGCGAAAGGCTGCCAGAGTTTTTTAAGGCTTTTTATTCGCTTAAAGACTTTTCACAAGAGAATCCCAATTTTGCTAAATGGTTTGATGATATCAAGAAGCTTTGGAATGGGAAACTGTCAAATTTAATTCTACAGGCAGCTGGTGTGCAGTATTCTGCAGATGATAGTGATATACTTGTTAATAATCAGAAAGCAGACTTACAAGATTTTATAACTACCATAAGAGGAAAAGAAGAAGACATAGCGTCTAACTTGCATTATTATCATGATCATAAGCGTGTTATACGACATCTTCAGTTATCCCAGAGTGCATCAGCCGCCACACAAAAGCAGGATATTACTTACGATGAAGTAGGAGATGAGCCAGAAAAGATGGTTGATAGAATAACTCGCTTACATAAAATGGGGTACTTAACTGATACAATTTTGGTACATCCTTCAAGTGTGGTTGTCAATTTATTGCAAAATGCTGGCAGAATGATAATGGGTCAAGACGGAGGCCGCGATTCAAGCACAGCTATTGTTGATGCTTATAATGCAATTGAAGCAGGAAAAGAGATATATAGTGATGAAGCAGAGGTCACTGTGAAGACTTCCTCAGAGAAGCTTCCAACTGATGATCGAGTACGAGACGAGCTAGCTAAACAGAGTGTAGCTGATGATGAGGAGAAGGGAGATAAGCCAATTGATGTTTTTGTACAAGTCGATACGCAGACAATACAACAGACATACAAGAGGATTGTTGGCTCATTTTCTCCTCCAACACAGGAGGTCCTGCGCGCTTTGTTGGTCTTGCAAACAAACGACCCAGCTCTCGGAGTCGACGCTGACACAAAAAAAGAATTGGCGAACAATATAGCTAATCTTCCTAATGAAGACGAAGCTAGAAAAATAATCATGTCAGTCAAAAATTCAGACAATCCAAAAGCAGAATATGGACAAACAATGATGGGAGTAATGAAATATGAAATCCCTATTTGAAAACTGGCGATATTATATTAATGAGTCACAACAATTTGAACTAGGAGACAGTGATAACGAAAAGCTCTTAGCTATATTTTGGGGAAGCGGAGTGCAAGCTAAGCAGCTAGCAGAAATGACTGGTAACATGGATATGCTTCGAATCTTTGATGAAATTTTAGAGGCGGTTAAAACATATATTTCTCGACTCGATGGTTATATTTCTGGTGAAATTCCCTTCGATGATGCTCCGTACCTTATCGCAAATTCTATAGAAGATCACGCCATTGAGATAGTTAATCAGGTAGCGGACCTCTACGACGTGAGTCTGGAGGGCGCCCCGTTTGATAATTGGATTGATACGCTGATAGAAGCTGGAGACTACGTGTGGTATCATGGAACACCCAATCCAGGTGCTAATGTTGCCTCTGAGAAAAGCTCTAAGTCTGATTATGAAGAACTAAAAAGGTGGGCTGGCGCATGAAAGAATTATTTGAAAATTGGAGAAAATATTTAAAAGAAGTAGAAGATGTTAACGAAGATGTTACGGAATATATCCCGGGATCTTCTGCTTATAAAATGAGAAAAGCTTTAGGTACCGAAGGGCCATTAGAATATATTAAAACTGGTTTTAGCAAATTAATAAATGCTCCTGAAGAATTCGATCGGATGATTGAAGATACTAAAGCAAAATTTGAGATAAAATTTAAAGAAAGATTAGAATCTTTAGCTCAATCTGAGGACATGCAAGAAATTGGAAGAGATATTGCTGATAAGGTTTCTCAAAACAAAGACACTACAGCCTTGATGGAAAAGTTCGTTGATTCGCCAGATACAAAACAATTTTCTTTAGAAGACTTGGCAAAAATGGGAGTAGGTCAAGAAACTATTGAATTAGTAGCTCACACTGTTTCTGATAATGGTGCCGAGGCACTTATAGAAGCGGCAGAGGATGTTATTGGTAAGGTCGCACCTCCAAAAGTTAAAGATTGGTTAATTAGGTTTGTCTCTAACTTTATAGGATCGTTTGTTTTCGGCTTTATTGATAACTTTATTATGGTTATTGCAGGATCACATATCGACGCTCAGTTTGGTGGCGTAGCAGGTGCTATGGTAGGCTCCACTGCCGCGCCAATGTTAGCGGCCGGCTTTGGTAACACTGTCTCCGACGCGGTTGGAGAATTAGCTAGTAACACAATTGAAGGTGCTCTGGACAAAATGGGTTTGGATCCTGAATCGGTAACTGATGAGCAAGTAGCAGCCGGCCCTGTGTGGATGAGGTTTTTAGACAAACAAGCTAGTGTTATTGGCATTATAATAGGGTGTTTAGTCGGGCTGTTCCCGTTGTTCTTGGAGGAACGTAAGGATGACTTGGCGTAGATTCTTAATGGGTGAGTTAATTTGTAATTTTGTCTCATATGACAGAATGAAACAAGCTTGGGATAAGTATACCAATTCAAAAAATCCAGGAATTCCTGTACTGGCTATTATTGAAGCGAAAAAGATAGGAATTAATTTAAAATGAAACTCCTATTTGAAAATTGGCGGAAATATTTGACTGAGGCTCAAGTAAGATGGAAACATCCAGATATATCTGCTGAAATTGGAGAATTTAGACGTCACGCTCCTCGCTTTGAATTATCCGCAGAAGAACTTGAAGAGTATGTTAAGAGCAATGGCCAGCTAATACCAATGTCTAGAGAACTATATGATACATTACAGAATACTCAAATGCGAGAAGTAAACAGTGTAGAAGATTTAGATAGAATTGGGAAAGAAAATAATAAAGATTTTGAAGGGATAAAACAAGGTATAGAAGCTGGATCTCAATTTAATGCGCCTATAGTTGTTGAAAAAGAGGGCGAAAGCCCATGGCTTGTTGCCGGCAACACGCGTTTAGTTGCTGCAGCGGCTTATGGAATAACTCCTGAAGTGTGGTATGTAAAAATATGAAACTCCTATTTGAAAATTGGCGGAAGTACATTAGAGAGATCTATTCCCCAAGAGAAAGCATTACTATTTCTACTAAAGAAGAGCTTAAGAAATATCTAGAACAAAACCCAGAAGAAAATTTTACAATCAATATTGATAGCCCAATCGATAGTTATAAAAAATTTGGATCTGAAACATTACACCAGTTACCATTTGACTATGGAGAGTGGCCAGAATTAATTAATCCTGCAGATGATATGGGATGGGATATGGTTGTTGTACCAAGCGCTTCTGGCAACGCCCAACCTCCTCAAAATTTAAAAATTATTGGGGTAGTTGAATATAATGGAGAAAAGGCACCGCAAAAAAAAGGAAATGATAAAATGATTGTCGCTCCTGGCGGAAATGTTCTAGATAGCGATAGAGAAATCATTAATACTTTTTTTGAAAAATTTAATGACTTTAACAAGGTTAAATGGTCATTTAAGTAATAATTATATTATACAGGAGATAAAATATGAGACTCACACACGACAGGTTGAAAGAAATAATCAAGCAAGTTCTTGTTGAAGACGTTCAAGGCGCTCAGGGAATGGGAGCCGGCGAATTTACAACACAGACTAGAGATTTGGGAAAATCCCAAGGTGCCGATCCAAAAGAAAGAGCTGTTGTGACAAAGCTGGCTCAAGATCTTCTTGCTGCTGCTAAAGCTTCGAATATTCGTAGTGGTAATATTGGTACTCTGTTACAAAAAGTTTTTCAAGAGTTAGAAAGATTACAAGGGGCTCCTTCACAAGCCCCCGACGCCGGCGCCGAAGATCCTGCAATGTAGCAAATATTATGTAAATGAAAATATTTGAGAAATTATGTAAGCTATATAAAAGAATGAGAGGGTACCCTGAAGTTCTACAAAACACACAGTGCCTCGCTGAGCTAACATATGATGATGTCAAATATTTTTGTACAAAAAACGCTGGCCACGTTGGCATGCACAAGACATATACAGGGCGCACCTTTCTTATAATCGATCTTCCAAATAGAAAAAAATTTAAACTTAGCCAAAAGTGATCCTATAATATATGCATGGAAGATACAGACGTAACAGCTATCGTAGCAATATACAATGAATCAGATCAAGTATTGTTACTGAAGCGAGCAGAAAATTGTGAGTGGGAACCAGGAAAGTGGAGTTTTCCTGGCGGCCATGCTGTAGTAGGCGAGACAGAAGAAGAGGCAGCTATACGTGAAGTCAATGAAGAGACTGGTATAACGATTGCTGAATTAGAATTTGTCCGGCGCCGCAAAAAAAATTATTTATTTAAAACTTTTACTTACAGCGGCATAGTTACTAAAGAGACACTAGATCTCTGCGAGAATACTGATTTCGCGTGGGTAGGGTTTGAAGAGCTAAAAAAATATAATATTGTCCCAAGCTTAAAACAGGATCTAATGCTTATAAAGAGATGAAATTAATATTACATACAGCTTCGCGTTTTAAAAAAATTTTAAAAAAATACGCGCCTGTATGTATAACGATTATGATCTTGGTAGCTCAAGTAATATCATGCTCGGATACGACTCAAGAAGAAGCAGGATCAGAAACGCCATTAATTAATGTAATCCCACCTCTACTAGCTCCATACGATCCAGCTGTCACAGAGGCCATCCTTAAGGCTTACAGAGATAGTTGTTGGGAATGTAAGTGGTATTTTTGTCCACCACTCGATTCAGTTTGGCAAAAACAAATTTGTCATGATATATGTAAAGATCCTCCGATTTTAGTATATGAGAGTGAATGCGAAGAATATCTAGAGTGTGACCCTACACAATATCATTTAGAATACCTACAATGTACAACTCCCGAAGGGTTTCCTGGTCAGCAAGAAAAAGTTTGTAATAAGGGAAAAATACAGTATACAGACTGTGTAACAGATTGTGAAGAAGAGGCGTGTAATTATGAAGATGACGACTGCGATGGCCAGATTGATGAAGGACAGCTTAATGCATGCAACGATTGTGGCATATTACCATCAGAAACTTGCAACAATATTGATGATAACTGCAACGGTATTACTGATGAAGATCTAATTCAGCCTTGCAGTACTGCATGTGGCTCTGGTTACGAAATGTGCGACAGTGGTAATTGGATATCTTGTACGGCACCCCCGGTAAATGACGAAATATGTGATGGCCTAGACAACGATTGCGATAATCAAATCGATGAAGGGCTAGAGTGCGTATGTACAATACAGGATGTAGGGGTGCTATTTCCATGCCAAGAAGATCCTCTGTTATGTGGCCAGGGTTATAAAACATGTGAATGCGTTGATCCAGGCTGCACAACTCTTACGATGACAGAGTGCTATGCCTTGTGTCAGTGGATACCACCAACAGACCCTGCTGATATATGCGATCCGCTTGTTGGTATGATAGTTGAGCAAGAGAAGTGTAACAACTTTGACGAGAATTGCAATCAACTGATCGACGAAGATTTATATTCAGCTTGTTATACCGGACCAGAAGGCACTCTTCTAGTTGGCATATGTGAACCAGGAATCATGACGTGTGATGCCGGCACCTGGGGTAATTATAATGACGACGAGGACTTCATTGCGTATTACTGCAAAGATGAGATTGTACCTCAAGAAGAAATCTGTAATGGCATTGATGACAACTGTGACGGCATAACAGACTGGGGCGAAGAAATGAAGCCTACTGATGTGCTTTTTATAGTTGATTGGTCAGGATCTATGGGCGATGAGATGGATGCTGTGATGATCGCGCTAAATCAGTTTGCTCAGAATTTTAGTGATGAAGAGGTCATTAAATGGTCTTTCTTGAGGGGCCCCGTATCTATAGGCACTCCATCATATTATGAAAGACTGGAACTACAGCAAGATTTGGTAGGGTTTTCAGAATATTTGTTGTCTTTGGCATCGATGGACTCCAGCGCAGATACAATGCAGACATCATATGAGATGATATTAGATGCAATTTACTTATCGGTTCACAATATCACATCTATATTGCCGTATTCCATCCCAGAATTACAATGGACAGGTGTTGTAGGTACATACCCTAAAGATGTTGTTCAATCAGTACCTCCGATCCAGAATTTTAACATAAGTTGGCGCCCTGGTGCTGATAGAATTATAATTGTCTTTACAGATGAACACCCTCAGAGCTATTTGGAGCCTGAATTGGCCCTGGAAGATGTAAAGTCAGCGGTTTCAGGAGTGCCGCAACTGAAATTGTATACTTTTTCGCGCACTAGTCATAAAATTTCCTGGGAAGAGCTTGCTAATATAGGAAATGGCGACTGGTATAAGCTAACTAATAATCCTACTGAGATGTATGCGAGTTTAATGGAGATTCTTGATGATATATGCCAAGGTGGCAACTAAGCATGAAAGATTTAGAGCCATTCGCTCCAGCTTTAAAAATTTTTAAAATAAATGTTATATTATTAAGCATCATGACAGCTATTTATATAGCAATGGATCAAGGATGTCTATAAAATGCAAAAATTTTTTGAAAATTGGGCTGATTTCTTACAAGAAACACAAAAATCTGTCAATTTAACAGATTTTATTCCAAAAGATAGCTTAAACACTAAGATTTGGAAGACTCCCAATCAATTAAAACCAGAAATATCAGAAAAATTAGCCAAAATAGCTAGGAATTTCCTAGAAGATGTAGGCTTGGAATCAATTATTATCTCTGATATAACGTTTACTGGTTCTTTGGCCAACTATAATTGGTCTGATTACTCTGATATTGATCTACACATCATGGTCGATTATGCACAAGTGGACGAAAATATTGATTTAGTAAGGGAATTTTTCCGTGGAAAGATAGGAATTTGGAATAGAATGCACGATATCCGCATTTTTGACCACGAAGTAGAGATATATGTACAGGATGATAAAGAAAAACATGTATCTTCGGGCGTATATTCAATTATGAGAGATAGATGGTTAATAACTCCATTTAAACAAGAGATAGATTTGGATTGGAAGAGCGTTGAGATGAAATATTCTATGCTTACCAAGCTCATTGATGATGTTGAAACCTTATTTGCTACGGCTAGATACGACGAGGCATATGCTTTCGCTAACAAAATCAAAGAAAAGATAAGAAAATTTCGAAGATGTGGTCTCGAACATGGTGGTGAGTATTCGATTGAGAATCTAGCGTTTAAAATGTTACGAAGAAGCGGCCAACTAGAGAGATTGTCCAATATTATGCTTCAATCATATGATCAAATGATGTCTATAAGTGGCGACTTCACCAAAAGTTGGATAAATTTTGCAAATTCAGAATAATATAATGTTTTACTTATAGAATTTTGTTGTTATATTATTATTGCGATAAAATTTAGACTATTTATAGACAATGAGTGATATAACAACAATATGGAAGCGGTATTTAGCCGAATCTAACTTAGAACAGTCTAAGAGACTCTATTTATTTGATTTTGACGATACAATTGCCACCACAGGTGGTAAAATTGTAGTCAAATCAACAGGTGAAGAGCTAACAACGGCAGATTATGAACATTATAAGATAGCCAATCCGGAAACTACCGATGCAGACTTCGATTTTGCACAAACTGATGGCTTTGTGACCGCTGAAGCGAATGAAGATATCCTACATAAGATCAAACATGCGATATCGTCACGTTTTCCTGTTGCTATTTTGACGGGAAGAATGGAACCTGGGCCTGTACGTAACTATATGTACCAGGAACATGGCATAATCTTACCTGTTGTAGCGGTTTCTCACCCCAAATACAACCATTTGGGCGCAGATGACGCCGAAAAGAAGGCAAATTGGATAAAATCACAGATTAACCATGGTTTTAGTGAGATATATTACTATGAAAACTCAGATAGATACATTTCTGCGGTCCAAAACATGGCAAACCAGCCAGAAGTAGCTAGCAAAGCTACTGTAAACATTGAAAAAGTGGAATTTTTGACGCAAGGTGAGCTAAAATTGCAAGAAAAAGAGCAAAATTTTCAAAAAAACGTAAAAAAACGCCATAAAACTATGAAAATTCGCCTCCTAGGGCGTGGAAAAGGGGCAAAAAAGCCTCCATATAACAAAAATCCTAGTTATAAAAGGGCTAAATCAGCCCCTCCCGGAGCCGGCGGAACTTAAAAAAAATATTAGCTTTTTTGTGATTTAAGTGATAATTATAGAGTAGAAGGATAGAAAATAGCTATTTTTTGTTTTAACTGATCAGATTCTTTACTGGAGGTATGATATATCATGAAGATCACAAGAGAAGAACTTAAAGACATCATTCTTGAGGAGACAGCTGCTCTTATCAAGGAAAATCCCGAACTTTTAGATGAAGTTGGCTGGTTGCGAAGAATGCAGCGTGCAGTATCCTCTAGTGATCTGGCAAAAAAGCTTCGAAGTAATTGGGATGCTGCAACCCTTAACCAAATGGATGATGTCGACGCTGTGATCCGAGGTGAAGTATCTCCTTTTGATGCAGAAGGCAAAAGAGCTGCCTCTGGAGCTGCTAAGGTCGTCAATGGATTCGTCTCACGCTTAAATGACGTTATGCTAGACTTTACTGATGAGATGAACTTCATGCTTTCTACCGGTGATCAGAATGCTTTAGAAGCATTTCCTGGTATTAAAGACAATTTAGCTAAAATTGATAATGCCATCACCACAGCTGTTACTGAGGCGGAAACGGCTCTTCGTGAACTGCAATCTATGATGAAAGGCGCTAGAGTAAGCCCTGAAGCAGGTGGTGCCGACATGACAGGTCTCACCGCGCAAGGAGATAAGCGCGTTACGGCTCCTGGTGCAGCAGGGATGATGGATACTGGAACCGCTGCAGCCCCGTTACAGGCTAGAGTTCCCGCAGCCGGTAGCTTAGAAGAGAGAATCGCCAATGAGGTAGCTAGATTGCTTGGAAGCTAGGAGATATCATGAGCATTTTAGAAGAAAAGGTTCAAAAAATGCTCGTATCTGAGCTAGACTCTATTAAAAGATGTGAAAATCAGCTAAACGAGCTTTTTGGTATCCCCGCGAACAACTTTAGCGAAGACTGGAAGACTCTCACAAATTCTGATCCTCCTACTACCCCTCTGACCATCCCAGATCTTCCTGGAATTGTCGGTGCTCCAACAAGTGATCCTTCGCCAGATGTAAAAGACTTCGAATCATTAAAAATGAAGGATCTTTATCGTCTTTTACTTAAACATCCCGCTAGACTACCAGAACAACTCGGTCCAGATGGTATGAACAGCGTCATAGAATATATAACGACGCGCTGGGTAGAGGGTGGAAAGGAAATAAAAGATTATAATGCTGATGATGTCGCCCGCGCAGGCCTTATTATTACAGATCCAAAAATTATTATAAAAGTGGGTAATTTTATTGAGCAAGTGGTTAAAAATCCACCTGCGATGTTAGATTTGATCAACAAATCATTAGGTAAACAAACTGAGGATCCAGGAACACCAGAAGAAACTGAGGATCCAGGAACACCAGAAGAAAAGCCAGATGAAAAAGATACTGGAATTTCTCTAAAGAAGTTAGATGTTGGCAAGGCACGCGCCGCCATCAATCAGCTAAGAAATATGGGTGTTTCTGCGGACAAGATTTCAAAAATGATTGACGATGGGGTTAACAAGATAGAGAAAAATGCTAGAATGTTAGGCGCCGGCGCTATTGGAAGAAAGTTTCGCGAAAATGATCTTCCAGTGATTGAAAAAATCAAGGATGAAATATCTAAGATTCTTAATGGAGAGTTTGATAATCTTATTAAGGAATCAAAACAAACAATATACGTTCACCCTGTGACACATTCAATTATACAATCTATAATTAACGAAATTACAGTACAAAAAGGAAACGACATGGAAATGTTTGACTTGCAGAATAAATCTGACCACGGCCTAGAGACTTTGATGCCGGTATTGAAGAAGTTTTTGCCATGGGCAAAAGATCAGCTTGGGTTTGGCAAACCTGTAAGTATTCATTTTGTTTCCGACTCAGAAAATGCAAAAGATCCCATGGGAACAACAGGGCACTATCAGCCAAATACTAATACTGTAACAGTTTATGTTGACGGACGCCATCCTAAAGATATACTGAGATCATTATCTCACGAGTTGGTTCACCATAATCAAAATTGCAATGGAAAACTAGCTCAAATACAATATACCGGCGAAGGGTATGCTCAAAAAGATAAAGTTGGGAAAGAATGCGAAGATGAAGCCTATTTAGTAGGTAATGGAAGATTAGTTCGTACGTTTGGAGATACTATCTGGAACAAGCCTCCTAGTTGGAACGAGAGAGAACAAGTAATACAAAGTCTAACAGAACATTTGGAGAATAAAATGGACAATAACAAAAAGACACAGAAACCAGCAGTAGAAGATGTTGTTAAGAAACAGGCAGATTTTAAGAAGTTTGTTAATGGCGGCAAGGATAAAGCACTTTTTGAGAAACTATCAAAAGAATGGTGCAAGTAAATGTCCGCTAGAGAAGAAAATTTTTTAGATTATTTTGACAAGAATCATAAACATGATTTTACTGTCAAAAGACATCAAAATGTATCAAGCGAGTATAGTACTCACGGCCTAGCAGGAGATTCTGGTCGAGGCACAAACGCCTCTGGATCCTATGTGCCGTTTGGCCTATCAGCTAAAACAGTTAGTAATATTAGACGCCCAGAAAGCAACCAAGATGCATCTAGCCAAGCTAATACAGATGCCACAACAGATGGGTCAAGATATAAGGTTTTCAAAGGATAAAGGAGGTAAACCATGGGATCACCAAGAAGAAGAAGAATTAGAAAGTTAAGAGTTTTGAGAAAGAGAGCGGCCGAGACAGTCCAGGCAGTTGTTGAAACTGTTGAGAAGGTAGTTGAAGCGGTCGTTCCAACACCAAAGCCGACTACAAAAGCAAAGCCAGCAAAGAAAGCAAAGCAAAAAGAGGAATAGTACATGGGCACGCCAGGGCACATGCAGCATCCGTTTGATATTCCAGAAGTTAAGACTGGGTATGATTTAATACAATATTTTGAAAAAATTGCAAATCATATTAAAGCAAATGCACCAAGTCTTAAGTTTGATGGCATTAATGTAAGTTTTAAGCTAGTAGACGATGAAACAAAGCCGAATGGAAAAGATTTCAGGATGGATCGTGGAACATCTCATACAGAATCTGTTGCTGGGATGACAGCTGCAGATGCTTATGAAAAATGGCCCTCTGGTCATGGTATGCCTCCTGCGATTGAAGTATTGCTTAAAATATTTAATGAAGCAATGCCTCAGATCACTACAGAATTGAAACAATTAGGTATGTGGGATGATCCTACTAAATTTTTTAACACCGAGTACATGAAAAAAGGCGTAACTAATGTTGTTGAGTATAAAGAGCCTATTTTAGCTATTCATGGTATAAATCAATTTTATGAGAAGAAGGCACAAGCGTGGAGAGTTGCAAGAGGACAATCCATGGATCGCCCTGGTCTTCCCCGCCCTTCGGGCGTCGACGCTGGTAGCACAGAAATACCATATAACAAACAAATATTGGCTTCATTAATCGAAAAAGTGGAGCCTATAGCTTCGAAGCATGGTTTCACTTTAGTAGGAGATGTTTCAGCAAATTTAATTTCTGATGTTGATTTTTCACAAGCTTTAAATACTACATTTCCAATAGCTATTAGTCGTGGCAACATAGAAGATAGGACACTACAACAATGGCTAGATAGCGCTGTGAATCCAGTACACGGCCCTGGAGGACATGAAACAGTGGCTACTACTGCTGGTAAGTCTATTTGGGCAATCAGTAAAGAAGTTTATGTAACAGTGTTAAATAAAATACCTTTAGATGAATTTCTTCTATCTCCTGAAGAAGATTTGCAGACAGCCATTTCTGGAGCAGTTTTTAATCATGCAACTAGGCTATTAGGCAATTCTATAAAAACTGCGATGGAAACTAGGTTTGGCAATACAGTAGATCACGAAGGGCTTGTTATACGTGGATTAGAATCTAGACCTGTTAAAGTAACTGGCGACTTCATTGTCCAAGGCTTGGGAACCACTTTCAGAGAATCTGTTGATAAAATCGTTGCCCGGGCAATTAGCATCATTCGAGAAAATGTCACATTACCTGAAGAACAGGAAAAACTAGTGTTAAGAAAAATAATGGGTTACGATGACGTGGATATAACTCATATTGGCAAATCATTAACTATAGAGCAGAAAAGAACCATCACCACGTTAATTAAAGAAAGAGAAGACATTACTGGAAAACCAATTTATATTGTAGAAAGCGAATTAGAAGATGAAATGGATAAACTTCCTAAAGCAGATCTAGAAGGTTATTCCACAGTTGCTCTCGTTCCTGGTGGTTTTAAGCCTCCTCATATCGGTCATTTTGAGATGGTTAAAGAATTCGCTAGCAAAGCAGATATGGTTTTTATTATAATGGGATCCGGCGGCGCCTCGCCTAGAAAGATCAACGACAAGACTGTGACATTTGAAGATTCTAGTGCAATATGGGAAATGTACTTAGAGGACGCCGGAATAGGCAACTATGCAATAATAGAAGTAGAAAACGGAGAGGTTTCGCGCGTATCTGATAAAAAAGCTTCTCCTATGCAAATAGCTTATGATATTATGCAACTCGATACTCACCCCAAGCAAACTGTTATTATGGGAGCTAGCAGCAAAGATGCCGGCCGCTTCAAAGGAACAGCAGAAAAATATGTTCCGAAAGATGAATCAGGACATCCAATCATTAATCTAGAGGTTGAAGAGTTTCCAGCTTATGTGATTCCTGGAATTGGAGAGGCTAGTGCCTCTATAATGCGTAATTTGATAGAACAAAATGATTTAGACAAATTCAAGCAAATGATACCAGATAGTAGTCGCAAGAGAGCAGACGAAATCTGGAATTTACTTTCGGGAGATGCAACGTATATGAAAGAAAAAAAAACTTTGGAAGTTTCCCAACTATTTTCATTGGTTGAAGATATCTTCGATGAGCTACAGCCAAATCCGACAGTAATAATGGAAGGCATGACAATGCTTGAAAATAAGACAAAAGTATCTAAGACTGAAGAGTTGGAGTTTGACGAAGCTGAGCTTGAACAAATTGTAAATGAAATTAATTGGCCGAAATGGTTGCCAAAAGTCAAGGTTAATGTAAATTGGGGTAGTGACGTCACAGGATATCCAAGCATGCCTCCTCCTCCACCAGACACCAAAAAGAATTTCTGGCCCTACGCCAAGCCCGAAGACATGCTAGATGATTCATCTTGGCTGGAAAGGGTGATCAAGAGTTTATCAGATGAAGAGGACAAAGCTCCTTACGTACGAAAACCTTATGATCCATATGGTACCCGACGAAAACAACCAGAGAGAGAGCCAACACCAGCAGAACTAGAAAAAAAAGCGAAAGATGAGAGATCACAAGAAATTCAAAAGAAGAAAGAAGCCGAAAGAGCTGCTCGAAAGGCAAAAAAGCGAAAAGAGATGGGTATTGAAGAAGGCGCCGCAGACTTGGTAAGTACAGTTTTGGATATGGTTACAAAACGATCCTGGCGTACGTTAGGCACCAAACATCCTCTATATGCTGTTTTTGATAAGGCAGAAGATTCTGATTTGGAGAGAGTGATGAGTCTCTATGGTCATACTGGCGGTGCAAGAATGGAAGAAGAAGAATTAGACGAAGTATCTGCAGTCGGTGGTGGCGCCGTCGAAGCCGGCGCTGGTAAAAAGATAAAGCGAAACAGTATAATTCGCACTAATTAGTAAGAGAAAGTTTATTAAGCGAGGTGCGCCTTATGAAGATCGATCGAGAAGAGTTCTTACAAGAACTAAAGCTTCGTCGTTTTGTACGTAAAGCAATTAACATGGTAGCCAAAAAGAAAGCATTGGCACATAATGAGATTTTAGAAGAAGAAAAGAAGTTTAGATCGATTGTACGAAAGTTGATGAAGGAGGCTTCAGATGTTGATGCTGATACGGATCCGGCGCCTTATAGATCTACAGCCATTAATTTATTGGCTGATGTTTTAAATGTGTTGTTGCCAATCATAAAGCCAAATTATCGCCAGCTAACTTCGGAGAAGAATTATAAGGAACAGAGAAAGTCCTTCAGAGACAACGTATTAAGCTCTGTAGACACTTTCTTTGATACACTGAAGTCTATGTCGTCCCCAGGCGCAGAAGCCGCAGAACAGCCCTTAGAGGAGGTCCTGGCGCGCCTCGACGAGGAGGATATAAACATTGATTTAGATCTCACTCCTGACGATGCCGAAAATTTGATTACTCCTGATAAAGAAAAGCCTAAGAAGAAATCTAAAGAGGAAGAGGAAGAAGAGGATTTTGGCGGTTTCGCCATTCAAGGCTCGGAAGGCACAGGCGCTCGTATGGCTTTTAATGCATTAAATAATTCGAATTTCTTTGATGAAATTCAAAAAGCATACAAGATCCTAGATAATCCGGACGACAAGAAAGAATACGAATCGTATTTAATTCACAATTTAGATCTTTGGTTTGTCAAATATGAAAAGGAACTGGCAGAGCAGCTAGGACAAGAGCCAGCTTATACAGATCCTATCACAGAGCTTCCAAAAGGCGGAGAGCTTACAGGTCAGACTGAAGTAGATAGTGCTCCCGGCATGCCGTAGTATGCAGCAAAAAAGACCGAGATATACAAAGCTGGATCAGGAATACTACTCTCTTTCAAACAAACTCAGATCAGAGAATAAAATCACTGAGGAGTTTGAAATAATGTTGTGCAGTCTGACCCTAGAAGATATTATAGCCTTGCGACTAGAGTTGGCTGCCAAGTCAGTTAATCACAAATTATATGGATTTAAACTTTGGCAAAAAATTCCACAAATAGCTAGAGATGCGGTTTTGAAGTATGCATATTCAGCGGCCAGAACAAAAGGCGAGGCTGCTTCTTTTTTAGGGATTACAAGAAGTGACTTAAATAAGTATTTAAAGAAGTTTGATATTAAAAGCTTTTTTAACAAAAAAAACACTATTTAATAAAGAGGTGTAATTATGAGTACTAGAGACATGAAAAACTTATTTGAAAATTGGCGCAAGTATGTTACCGAAGACCAAGCCAATACCTTGGATGAGGTATCGGCAATAAGAAGAGACGGCTCCATCTCGATCGATCTATATGAATTAACTAATTTAGCTATGGACGCGATGCAGGGAGGTCGTTCTACTGTCGATATTGAAGTACAAGACCACACTGTTGCAGATTCTCCTGGGCCCGATGTCGATGCATCTATGAGGGCTGGAAAGCCTACCTATCTTTCTATGGCACAAGGAGGCGCCAGTTCACGCCCGGTCACCTTAACTCTACAGGTTCTACAAGGCCTTCCTCGCGGCCAAGTGCGACCCAACACTACTATGACCGGTGCTGGAGAAATGCTATTGCGCCCTGAAGAACTAAGCCAGCCATTCTCCGTCCCAGGTCTCCCGGGAAATATAGCTTTCCAGGTCGACAAGCAGGATCTTGAGCAACTAGCCGAACAACATGGATGGCAGATTAATTAAATAATCGTAACATCTTTAGATGAGATAAACCACTCAGAGCCACCGTATAAGACTTTGTAAAGCTTATCGTTTTCTTTGTTAAGGCTTTCAATCACTAGGAGATGCGTTTCTTTCAAATCTAGATATTTGGCAATCCATTTTTTATCAGAATCAAATTTGAATAATTTTGTACCATCTGATACATGCACAAGAGAACCTACATTTATTTCGCTGCCCATAATATAATTATAGCGACGATTAAACAATATGAAAAATAAAAATTTTTTATTTGACTTAACGTATAATTATATGTTACTATCTTAGTATAGAGTTCTTTAAAAATTTGGGGATGAACTGGTATCGACTAGGTATAATTTATTGTTTGTGCAAGGCTGTGTGAGTGTGGCACAGTAAAAACACTCAAACCTTTAAACGCCAACGATAACGTTGCTTTTGATTACGCTTTAGCGGCATAATCACGGGGCGGTAACTGCCTTGTTAACAAAAGTTGCATATTAAGGATGGCTTTTATCCTAAAAAAGCATTTGTTAGTATTGGAGTGTCTCATGCGAGGCGGGCTTGAATAATGCGGCGGGTCATTTTTCTAACCTTGTGAACGACAAATAATGATGACTATTTAGGACCCGGGTTCGACTCCCGGCATCTCCACCATTTATATACTACTTATATTAACAGGAGTTTAAAAATACAAATGTTAGAGTATATGAAACGACGGCAAAAGCAGTGGGAAAAGAAATGGCGCCACGAAGCAGAGTTGGAAGCTAAAAAAGAAGCGGAGCAAGCTGCTATAATAGAAGAAGAAGCACGCAAGCAAAAAGAGATCGAAGCGCGCGAAAAACTTCTTTTAGAACAACAGGAAACTGAACGTGTCCGTCAAAAGCATACCCAAGCAAAAGAAAAATTAGCTGAAGATAAGCTGATGGCTCAGCTTGATACTTTGCTAGGTGAAATAGATTACCAAAAGCGAGAGGACAAAAGGCTTGAAGAAATAAGGATCATAGTCCACACTCGCGAACCCTCTCTTCAAGAGCTTGATTGGAATATGTGGCTATCCGACCCTCTTAATCAAAGACTAGCTGATTTAGATTACGACCACGCGATGGAATTATTTAAGCGCGATAATCTGATGGCGCGCCGCCGTCGCGGCGGCAAGCTACGCAGCGCAATGTCGACAAACTATAGTCTAACATTCACTGGAAATTCTGACGTAGCGACAAGAGCCTATGATTATGTAACAACTGATTTTAATCCTGATGATTATGATCTTAATTTAGGATTTACTGTTTCTTACTGGGTTAGGCCAGATGAAGTAGGAAATACTATGTTTGCATTTGGTAGAAAGCATAGTAATAATGAAAGATTTACATTTGGTATTAATAGAAAACGTCAAGGATACTTTGCCGTTGGTTCAAATAAACTAGCACCCGCATGGGTTAATATGGATACTCCCGTTGAAGAATCATTGTTAGTTCAAGATGGTGAGTACTGGAATCTAAAAACAGACGGTACTTGGTATCATTTTGTAGTAACTTATGATGACCGTACAGATACATCTTCTGGTGCTGACCGTAAGGTATATGTAAATGGTGTTTTACGACATACAGGCACCATCAATTGGAGTTCTACAGGTGGTTCAACTGGTGGTATCTATTTTGGTACTCGTAATATAGCTGATAGTTACAACAACGGATGGGCTTGCGGTCTTGATGAAGTAGCTATTTTTGATACAGCAAAAGATGCTGATTGGGTTGCAGATGTATATAACGCTTCAACTAAATATGACCACAGGGGTCAAAGTGGTTTAGTAGGGTATTGGAAATTTGATGAAGGCAGAGGGACTACTGTTAAAGACTACTCAGGAAATGGCAACCACGGAACTTTTGCTGCCATCTCTGGAGACACCACGGCCTACCCGACTTGGGAAAGAAGATAAACTTAACCTGGGTTTAAATCTCCACCATTTTTTTCTTAACTAATAAAATTTTATATGTTAGTGTGTATATATCTTCATAGGAGGAAGACATGGAAGACAGCAAGACAAACGAATTAACACAACAGGTTGCTAAATTGCAAAACAGGGTCAGCTCTTTGACTGATCAGATAGCTGTATTAGAAAACGACTTGAGGGTTACTCAAAATAGAGTTGCTGAAGATATGCAGCGACTTGTTGAGCAGGTTAGAGTTAAGACTTAATAGCATGTTAGAACAAGAAAAAGAAATCATTAGGCCAGGAAAACCATGGAAGAATGACTCATATCACGATACCTATCAATCAGCTGATACCTTGCGTAAAAAGCTTATTAATATATGGGAAAGCGACGATAAACACAAAGGAATGCAAGTAAAAGTCAAGCGTGTACATTCTAGAAATCAATTTGTAGTAAAAACGCGTTTACATCCAGATTATGAAGTCAAGAAGGAAAAAAAGAATGGCAAAAAAAATAGAAAATCTCGTAAGGGAGATTCAAATAAACGAAAAACTAGCCTCTCCGAGACAAGTGTTTGAACGTTATCCTTTACTTGGTGAGATGTACTACAAGGAACAACAAGGCGAAGAAGTAGACATTTCAGAATTTAAAGAAGAAATTAAAAGAGGCAAAAAGCTCTTATTGGATTAAAAAATGGAAGATATCAGAGAGAACGAAAACGATACAACTGAATTTTTGATCGAGATCGTAAATAAAGAAAGTGGCCAGTCTGCTATATTCGGTACGGATAGTAGATCCTTTCCAGAGGCAATGGCTGACGCTTACGTGCAGAGACACAATATTAGCAAGGCAACTGGTGATGATTGGAAAATCGTTTCTGTTTTAGACAAGTCTTTCTTTGTAGACAAAAACCGCCGGTTACCTTAATAAAACATGCGCCCGTAGCTCAGCTGGATAGAAGCAACGGCCTTCTAAGCCGTAGGTCACAGGTTCGAATCCTGTCGGGCGTACCAAAAGGAGAAAATTATGAAAATTTATAGTGTTATTTTAATGTTTGTTATGTCGTGTATGTTTTTTGCATGCACCTCCAGTGAAGATATCGAAACTACTGACGCTGATGCTACATCCGCGACTGATGTAGTGGAAGTATTGGATTCTGATGAAGAAGCAGATACAGATGTAGCAGATGAATTAGATACTGCAGAAATTCGTGAATAAAAAATATTTTTTTCTTGACTAGCAAGATAAGGTGCTTAATCTTACCTTAAGCAACGCCTTATGGGTTGCTAAATTTAACTTGCTTATAATAAGGAGAAAATAATTATGACCACTTTAACAACTTACAGACCTAGCCTACTTGGTAGGAGCGTATTCGATGATTTATTTAATGCCATGGACATTCCTACATTGATGAATCGAACTACACAGGGATATCCTGTGGCTGATATGTATCAAAACGAGAGCGGAGAGACAATAATGGAGTTTGCCTTAGCCGGGTTTACCAAGGATGATCTTAATGTAGAGATTAAGCCAGAAAAAAACACGATTACGGTTAGCGCTAATAGATCAGAGGGAGGAGATGATAAGCGTCGAATCGCTCGTCGTAGTTTTACTAAGACATATGTAAACTATGACAATAATTTAGATCTAAGCAATACTACTGCTCAATTTAATAATGGTTTGTTAACGCTGGTCTTGCCGCGAAAAGAAGAGGCAAGGCCGCTTAGTATTAAGATCGAATAAAGGATAAAATGAATATACCAAATACATTACTTAATTCATTAATAGCTCACTATGAATCAGAGAAAAACGAAGCGCTGGCTATGCTGGGTTTATATCTAAATAATCCCACCCCGGTAGCTGAACATTCTGATATCCTAGGCGAGTTGAAGAATTGGACTAATAAGCTGTCTCAAGCAGAAGAAAGCTTGTTAGTATTACAGAAGTATATTATTTCGCAAAATCAAGATAGTTAATCACTAATTTTGATTTTTAATCCTTTGAGACGTGGTACCGAATGGGACTTATTCCTGATCGCCACGTCTTTTTTTATACCTTCCATAACAAACTGAATCAAGCGCTTGTGTCTTGGAGAGATAGTAATCTCATGAAAATGAGAGTGCCTAGCGTAAATCATCCCAACAACTTCAGAATCTTTGTTGAAGATAGGTGACCCAGAGCTACCCCCTACAGCTGGAACTGTATAGAGATCCATATCTTTACCCTGTCCAAAATATCTTCCTTCAAAAAGTGGTACAGCTCGTGCAGACATGTAGCCAGCCGGCGCAGCCATATTATATACTTTTTCACCAATTTCTGGACCCTTCTTGGAAAGTTTGAGTGACGGCGCAAACAACCCCCAAGCAAAAGCTAAACATACGTCATCCTCTTTATCAAATTCTAATACTTTGACATTGTATTGAAAAAGATCGATATCATGTACGTAATACTTTTCTTCAATTGGTTCTTCTATCTCTCTTCCTAACATGTTGTTGAAATTAAGCAAATCGCCTTTTCTATCACACATATGACCAGCAGTCAGGATATAAACACCATCAACTGACTCTCCTACTACAGACCCAGATCCAGTTGCTCCATCAATTTGTTCTCGACAAGCTGAATTCATATCTTCTGGGTCTCTCGGAGTACATTTCAATCGATAGAGTTTAGATTCAAATTTCACAAAAGACTTTATTGGAAAATGTACTTTTTTTATTGAATTTGCTGTTGTACCAGAGCAGCCAGCAAAGCTAAGCATAAAAAATGCTAAAATTAGAAAAAAAACTTTGCTATTATATTTCATGTGAAGATTAACCTCATATAATTAACTAGGGTGAATCAAGTAAATTAACTTATTTTATTGGATTAGAACACTATTTATTATAAGCGAGATGCTACATGAAGAAAACTTATGTTTTAGATACCAACGTTCTTTTAACAAATTGGAAATCATTATATACATATAAGAATAATGACATTATAGTTCCACTGACAGTGTTAGAAGAAATTGACAAACACAAAAAAAGACAAGATGGTGTTGGCTCGAATGCCCGAGTTTCGATTCGAATATTGGACTCCCTGAGAGAAAAGGGAAATCTGTATAAAGGAGTCAGGATAGAAAAGGGCAAAGGCATACTATCTATTAGAAACTATGATCCAGATGTAATCCCGGAAGGCCTTGACTTAAACCATCCGGATAATCAGATTATAGCTACTGCAATTACAGAAAAACAAAGCAATCCCAAGAGAAAAGTTATTGTTGTTTCTCGCGATATTAATATGAGAGTAAAGTGCGATGCTTTGTCAATAATCTGCGAAGATTATATTTCAGATCAGGTCGTTAGCGATACTAGTGAATTATATACTGGATTTAAAACACACCTTGTCGACGATCAGATCGTTGATCAATTTTATGCTAATGAAGATATTAGGTTGGAAGAAGAAGAGATAAAGATCGATCCAAATCAATTTGTTATGTTAATATCAAATTCTAATGATAAAAAAACCGCACTAGCTAGGTTTATAAATTATAACACTCCTCTGAAAAAAGTAAGAGATTATAAAAATATTTGGGGATTGACACCGCGAAACAAAGAACAGTCATTCGCGCTCGATATGTTACTAGATCCAAGTATTCCAATTGTTACTATTATTGGCAAGGCAGGGTGTGGAAAAACATTGCTGGCCATGGCCGCAGGGTTAGAACAAGTATTAGAAAAAGAAGAATACAGTCGTTTAATAGTTTCAAGACCAGTACAGCCATTAGGCAAGGATATAGGATATCTTCCAGGGACATTGGAAGAAAAGATGAGGCCATGGCTGATGCCGATTCAAGATAATTTAGATTTTCTCATGAATGGTAAGAAGAATAGTATGGATTTATTCTTTGAAGACGGGACGATCCAGATTGAGGCATTAACATACATAAGAGGAAGATCCATATCTAATTCATACATTATTATTGACGAAGCGCAGAACCTATCGGTTCACGAACTTAAAACGATCGTTACTCGTGTTGGCGAAGGTACTAAAATTATTCTAACTGGAGACATAGAGCAAATAGATGATACATATTTAGATGCTACGACTAATGGATTGTCATATGCTATCGAGAAGCTTAAGGAACATGATTTATCAGGACACATAACATTGGTCAAGGGAGAGCGCTCGAAAATAGCGACATTGGCTGCTAAGATACTTTAATTTAACAAGACTAATTATAGTTGCTATATTATTAATTAAGGAGAAACAAATGAGCATTAACTGTGTAATAATGATATTAACAAATGCATATGCAATTTGTATGTGAGGAAGAATGTCCAACTTAGAACAAGAAACAGTACAAAATCCAATTCTGCAAGAAATTGTCCACAAGGATAGCCCTATGAAAGAAATGATTCTACAGTATGTAGGTCAAACATATGATCCTCCTGACGGCAATGTTACCGTGGCCATGATCGTGGATATTATGGCAACAGAGTTTCCAGAATTTGTCTTGGCTGTGGCTGAAGAGAATTATTTTCGTGGCTATGAGCAAGCATTAGATGATGCTAAAAACTTTTACAACAATGACAATTCGGAGTCAGATAAGCAGCAACTAGAACTAGTTACTGACGATGAAGACAAGGAATAAAATAATAACATACATTGCACGCTCTCATATGAGAGTGATGAGCGAAAGAAAGCAGTATCCGCTTTATGGCTCTATTAATGTATTTGTTAAAGACAAGCCACCTGAAAACATACAGGTACAGGCCGTGCTAGATGATTTAGAAAGAATAATCCCATCTCACATGGTCTATGGCGTCGATGCAGTCTATGTTGGTCAGTTTCAAGATTTGATCGATCGATCAGTCAACGCAGTATATGATAACGGCGCAATATACGTTACCAATCTGCAAGATAATAACATGGATATGCTTGATGATATAGTACATGAGATAGCTCATGCAGTAGAAACAACCTATGGATATGAGATCTATGGTGACGGCATACTGGAACAAGAGTTCTTAGGAAAAAGATCAAAAATGAGACGTATACTGAAACACCAGAGATACAATGTAGAAAAATACGATTTTTTTAATGTTGAGTATTCAAAAGAATTCGACGAGTTCCTACATCAAGAGGTTGGCTACAGTAGGTTGAACAATTTAACAAGTGGCCTCTATTCTTCTCCTTATGGCGCCACATCGCTAAAAGAATATTTTGCAAATGGTTTTGAACATTTTTATCTAGGAAACCCAAAATACGTAATGCAGACTAGCCCTGTTTTATTCGGCAAGTTGCAGTTACTACATTCTATAGAAGAATAATAAAGAGGATTGAATGAAGAGTCATATTTCTTACTCCGCGTTAAAAGATTGGAAGTTTTGCCCTTATTATCATAAGGTATCTCATATCGATAAGCTTAGGCCCTTTAAAGGCAATGAATATACTGCATTCGGAACTGCAATTCATACTACCTATGAAAAATCCTTGCTAGAGGAAGGAAAGCATCTAAAGTATGAAAACGTTTTCCAGCATGCTTTTATCCAAGAACTAGGAGAATTGAGCTTAAGCAACGTAAAGACAAATCCGGATTTGATTGCTGATATGTATGAGCAAGGTAAAATGTTGTCGTCTCTATCATATCCAGCTCTTAAAGAGAAGTTTGGTAATTTTGAAGTGGTTTCTTCGGAAGAAGAACTATATGTACCTCTGGAAATAGATAACCAAGAAGATTTATATTTTAAAGGATTTATTGATGTTGTACTTAAAAAAGATGATCGCTATATTATTATTGATTGGAAGACTTGTTCTTGGGGCTGGGATGCTCGAAAGAAAGCCGACACAATGATCACGTATCAGTTAACTTTATACAAAAATTATTATGCTAAAAAGCACAATATCGATCCATCAAAAATTGACACATACTTTGCTCTCGTCAAGAGAACTGCTAAAAAAAATAATATTGAAATCTTCAAGGTGTCGAGTGGCAAGAAAAAAATTGAAAATGCCCTTAAACTTTTGAATAAGGCGGTATACAATATTCAAAGAAAAAATTATATAAAGAACAGAATGTCCTGCCAATCAGGATTTGGCTGTCCACTATATAAGACAGAGTTATGTAAATAATACGAGAGGTAACAGTGTCAGATAAAATTAAGATCCTTACTCTAAGTGATCATCCTTTATCCCCATCTGGGGTTGGAACTCAAACAAGATACATGATTGAGTGTTTGCTAAAAACAGGGAAATACAAAGTTGTTTCTGTTGGCGGCGCCGTTAAACATGAAAGCTACGAACCAATAAAAACTGAAGAATGGGGCGATGACTGGGTTATGTATCCCGTCGATGGATACGGCACACAAGATCTAGTTCGCTCACTCATGAGAACTGAGCGACCAGACATGCTGTGGTTTATGACCGATCCTCGCTTCTGGGGATGGCTGTGGGAGATGGAGGACGAGATTCGTTGCCACATGCCCATGGTCTATTATCATGTTTGGGATAACTATCCATATCCCGATTTTAATAAATTCGCTTATGAAAGCAATGATGTTATAGTGAGCATTTCAAAAGTTACACACGATATTGTACAAAACGTGACACAAAATGTTGAAGCACACTATCTTCCGCATGCTGTTAATCCGGATATTTTTAAAAAGCTTCCAGACGAGGATGTACAAAAATTTAGAGATGAATTTTTACAGGCTCATAAAGGTAAAAAAATATTTTTTTGGAACAACAGAAATGCCAGAAGAAAGCAGAGTGGAACTTTGATTTTTTGGTGGAAAAAGTTCTTAGAGAGAGTAGGAAGCGACAAGGCCATGCTAATGATGCACACAGATCCAAAGGATCCATATGGTCAAGATTTGCAAGCCATTTTAGATAAGTTAGGGATGACAAATGGAGAGGTTGTCTTTTCAACACAAAAACTGCCGCCACAACAGTTATCAATGCTATACAATGTAGCTCATTGCACGGTCAATATCTCTGATGCAGAGGGATTTGGATTGGCAACTTTAGAGTCGCTCTCATGCGAAACACCAATCATTGTCTGCATGACTGGGGGCTTGCAAGAGCAGGTGACCAATGGAAAGGACTGGTTTGGAATTGGAATCGAGCCGGCCTCCAAGGCCATTATTGGGTCGCAGGATATTCCTTACATTTACGAGGATAGACTCAATGAGCAAGATTTTGTCGATGCTTTGGAAAAGATGTATAAAATGACTAAAAAGAAACACCAGAGTATGGGCAAAAAGGGCCGAGCCCACCTGCAAAAAAACTATAGTTTTGAAGAATTTGGTAGTAAATGGGATGAGCTATTAACACAAATTCATGAAAAGAGTGGCTCTTGGGATACACGTAAGAACTACCAAACCTGGACATTAAAAGAGGTAACATGAGAAAAAAGATATTGGTCAAAGGACCGGCCATGTCACGATCTGGATATGGTGAGCAATGTCGTTTCGCACTCCGAGCTTTGAGACACAAAGAAGACTTGTTTGATATTTATATAGAAAATATTAGCTGGGGAAACACTGGTTGGATTCAAGAAGACGACGAAGAGAGAGCATGGCTAGATAGTATCTTTAAGAAGACTATTAACTATAGACAATCTGGCGGACAGTACGATATATCGTTGCAGGTGACAATTCCCAATGAGTGGGAAAAAATAGCTCCAATTAACATTGGCTATACGGCAGGTATAGAAACAACTAAGGTAGCACCTCAGTGGATTGAAAAATCGTTTTTGATGGATAAAATTATTGTTGTCTCTAACCATGCAAAGCAAGTTTATGAGTCGACTTGGTACGATATTACCAACAGAGACACTGGTGAAATAGTGCGAAATTGGAAGGTAGAGACACCAATCGATGTTGTAAATTATTGTTTCAGGGATTTTGAGCCAGAAAATCTAGATCTAGATCTGAAGCATGATTTTAATTTTCTTTTAGTATCTCAACTGGGTCCAAGAAAGAATGTCGCCAATACGATTCAGTGGTTTGTCGAAGAGTTTATTGACCAGCCAGTGGGCTTGGTTATTAAAGGCTTTCTGGGACGAAATGGTGTTAGAGACAAGCACCTAACTGAAAGAGCGATTACTGAGCTTTTATCTAGATACCCACAAAGAAAGTGCAGTGTGCATCTTTTACACGGGCATATGACCAACGAAGAGATGGCTGGGCTCTATAGTCATCCTAAAATCAAGGCCATGGTAAGCTTGACACATGGTGAAGGCTATGGGCTTCCTATGTTTGAGGCAGCTTACAATAATTTGCCTGTATTAGCTCCAGATTGGAGCGGCCATTGTGACTTTCTTTTTGCACCTGTTAAAGATAAGAAAGGGAAAACAAAAAACAAAGCAATGTTTGCTAAGGTAGATTATACCTTGGGTCCAGTTCAGAAAGAGGCTGTTTGGGATGGAGTGATCCAGGAAGATTCACAATGGTGTTTTGCTGAGCAGGGTTCATATAAGATGAAATTGCGTGAAATGTTTAAAGACATCGGTCGCTTCAATAAACAAGCTGAAAAGCTAAAAGAGCACATACTTGAAGAGTTTACGCCTGAAAAGCAATACAGTAAATTCTGTGATGCTGTCTGGGAAGAGGAAGATTTTAGTGTTGGCGCTTGGCTGGAAAACTTAGATGAGAAGGTATTTGATTGATGAAATTTATTTTTATAGCAGACGCTTTCGTAGACGATGGAGTTTTGGGAGGCGGAGAGTTAAATAATCATGAATTAATGAATATATTCGTGGCTTCAGGGCACGAAGTATTGAAAATCAACTCCCACCTTCTCACACCTGGACATATATTAGAAAATCTAGATGCTGGCTTTGTGGTATCAAATTTTATTAATCTAAAAGAAGACTCGGCTATTTGTTTGATGGATAAAGCTAAATATGTCGTGTATGAACATGATCACAAGTATTTGAAGTCAAGAAACCCAGCAGTATACGACAACTACAAGGCACCACCAGAAGATGTCATTAATAAAGATTTATATGAGACAGCTTTAGCAGTCTTTTGCCAATCAGAAAAGCATGCTAATATAGCAAGAGAAAATTTAGATTTAGACAATATTATAAGCGTGGGCGGCAATCTATGGCCGGAATCGATACTGAATAAAATAGAAGAACTATCAGCCCATAAAAAAACAGAATGCCACTCTGTTATGAATTCTCCTATAGATCACAAGAACACTAGAGATGCTTTGATCTACTGCAAGGCTAAAGATTTAAAATATGAGATGATACCTCCATGTGCGTATGAAGAGTTCATTGTTAGATTGTCAAAAAATGAAACATTTGTTTTTTTTCCAAAAACAATAGAGACTTTATGTCGCGTCGTCGTCGAGGCTAGAATGTTAGGATGCAAGGTTATCACCAACGACAACGTATCTGCTACCGAAGAAGAATGGTTCAGCCTTAAGGGCAAAGAGCTGATAGATAAAGTACGTAGTATGAGGGATACAATACCAGAGATGGTATTGACAAAATTTTTATAAAATGAAGATTTTATTAACGCTTAACAAAACTCTATCTTCCGGCAAGAACACTTGGATAGATGGAGGCTATTGGAATGTATACTTGCCCTTGGTAGAACTAGGACATGATGTATATCTGTATGATACAGTCGCTGAAGAAACTGACTACGACAGCGTTGTAAGCGCTTTTGAGCCGGATCTCATATACTGTTGTTTTACTAACGATCCTAGTATAGCCCCAAGAGAGCCATGGCGTCAAGTAAAGAAATATACAGAATCTAGCGAGATTGTGACATTTAATTGGTTTTGTGATGAGACGTGGAGGTTCGAGAACTTTTCCAAACAAGCTTGTCACTATTTCAATGTTTGCTCAACACCAGAAGCTTCATATCTAGAGAAATTTAAAAAAGAAGCAGGGTACGAAAATATTCTTTTAGGCCTTTGGCATTCCAATATAGATCTTTTTCCAAAGGAAGAACAACACAAAAAGCATGATATTAGCTTTTGTGGGCATTTAAATCAAGACAGAGTTTCCTATGTTGATTATTTAAAAAGCAATGGAGTGAATGTACAGCATTTTCACGGCTTGCAACACAAGGAGATGTTAAAAACAATAGCGCAAAGCAGAATAGGTATTAATTTTAGTAAAAACCATAACGGCTCTAAGCCAACTTTACAGATTAAAGGCAGAATGTTTGAAGTGCCGGCCGCTAAGACACTATTGTTTACAGAATATGCTCCGGGATTGGAGGAGTGTTACGAGATAGACAAAGAGATCGTTACTTTCAAAAGCCCAAAAGAGATGATGATAAAAGCTAAAATGTTGTTAGAGAGACCAGAGGTGTCCAATATGATAGCACAGAATGGCTATAATCGCTTTATCAAAGATCATGAATCAAAGATTAGATTGACCAAGCTATTGAAGGAGATTGTATCTTTATGAAAATTTATATTAAAAGACATAATTCACATGCTGGAAGATGGATATATAAAGGCTATAAGTCGGCTTGGGAAAAACTAGGTTATGAGACAGAGTATTATAACTCTTTAAGCGAGATAAGGCCAAATGATCGTCATCAGATCATGGCGCTAGATTCAGATATAAAAAATGAGGATATTTTTAATTTAAATCTTGCGGATAGGGTTTATGTCTACGCACAGCCAAATAAGTTTCCAGAGCCTTGGGGCTCACATCCCAACTTCGTTTCCAACTGCCCAGATCATGTAATTACACAATTAAATGAAATGGATAACGTGCGTTTGTGGTCTTTCACCGAGATTGAGGACTACCACTATAAATGGAAAAAAGTCCACACTGTACACTTGGCATATGATGACATTAACTATCAGCCTTTAGAAGACGAGAGATATAAATTTGATGTGTGTTTCATCGGTGGCTGGGCAAATAATGGGTTCAATGAGAAAAGACAAATAATGATTGATCACTTCAAGCCGCTGTTGAAGACAGACTTAAAATGTGGCATATTCATTAATAAAGCGATTTCACACGATGTGGAAAACAAGATATTGTATAATAGTAAACTGGCTGTAAATGTACACGACGCTTATCAGAGAGTACTCGGCTTGGATACTAGTGAAAGAACATTTAAATCTTTAGGCCTTACAGGAGTCCTAGTAAGCGATAAGATTTCTGTGTTGGAGAAGTTACTCCCACAAGTACCTCTGGCCGAATCTCCAGAAGAAATGAGCCAGTTAGTACAAGAGCTAGCCAAGAAAGATCTAACTTCTTTAAAAGAAGAGAATAGGCAATTAATTTTAGAAAACCACACTTATAGTAATAGAGTAAAGGAGTTATTAGAGCTATGAGCTTTACTGCAAGCATAATCATACCTTGCTATAACGCTGAAAAATGGATAACAATATGTGTCGAATCGGCCTTAAACCAAACTTATGAAAATGTAGAAGTAATTGTTGTCGATAATGAAAGCACGGATAATACTCGTGATAAACTATTAGAATTGCAAAAAAAATATGACAAACTTATTATAGATACAGAGCCAAATATATACCCTAACTGTTGGGACGAAGCCCGTGAGAAGGGCTTTTCGCTTTCTACTGGCGATTACTTGTTTACGTTGGCATCCGACGATTTTTTACAGAAAGACTACGTTGCGAATTGTATGAAGTATATTTCTATCCATCCAGATAAAATATATGCCATGCAGAGCCCCATACTAAATGTCACAGAATTGGGTGACGGACGAGGGCACATAGCACACTCTTACATGTCGATTGATGAATTCAAAAAACAATGCCTTCAGCGTTGTCCCGTTAACAGCCCAACAGTTATATATAATAGAAAACTATATGATAGTGGCCATTTAGAAACATTTCCAGAAGTATTCGGCGGCGCCGCAGATTATGATTTATATTGCCGCCTAGCAGACAAGGGCGTGTTGATATGGCCAATTAATAATTTCTTAGGCTACTGTTACCGCTGGCATGCCGATCAAGCAACATGGAATGTCCAGCAAGAAGGTATCAACTATGATAAAATGATACAAACTTACTGGGGTGAAATGTGGAAGATTTAGATCTGAAGCGTAGAGTATTAGAAATAGGCTTTAAAAACAATTTGTCTCACTTGGGCAGCTATTTTTCTGCGCTTGATATTATTGATAAAATCTACGCTCAAATGTCAGAAGAAGATATCTTTATTTTGTCGTCAGGACATGCCGCCATTGCGTTGTATGCTGTGATAGAGAAGTATTATGGTATCTTTGCTGACGATCTGTTTAAAAAGCACGGCGGCCATCCGCATAGAGATGAAGACAACAAAATATACTGTTCAACTGGTAGTTTGGGTCTTGGATTAACCGTCGCGGTAGGCCGAGCTTTAGCAGACAAAAATAGAGATGTTTACTGTCTTATTAGTGACGGTGAGTGCGCAGAGGGTTCAATATGGGAATCTTTGCGCTATATACAGGAAAACAATATTAAAAATATCAAAGTGTATGTTAATATAAACGGATATGCTGCATATGATGCTGTTGATGAAAAATATCTAGCTGATAGATTAAAAGCTTTTTATCCGGATATCAATCTAGAATATACTACGGTGAATCATTTTTCATTTTTAAAAGGCCTCAATGCACATTATCATATTATGAGCGAAGAGGATTATAACTTAGCTCTAGAGGAATGTAAAAATGAGAAAAGACTTCAGCAAATTATTACACGATGAGATGGCCGTCGAGCCTAGGCTTGTTTTAATAACAGGAGATTTAGGTTATGGGCTATGGGATAAGATTAAGATTGACTATCCTAGTCGGTTTTATAATGTAGGCTCGTCTGAGCAGCTTATGATGGGCATGGCTACTGGAATGGCCATGGAAGGGAAGATTCCAATTGTATATTCGATAACACCATTTCTTTTATACAGGCCATTTGAATTGATCAGAAATTATTTAGATCATGAAGGGATACCAGTAAAGCTTGTCGGCGGCGGACGAGATAAAGATTATGGTTATTTGGGGTTCTCTCACTGGGCAGAAGACGATAGAAAAATCATGTCAGCTTTTGACAACATCGATGTACACCACCCAGCAAATGTAGATGAAATGGAGATGATATTTTCTTCTTTTATATACAAAAAACGCCCTGGATATCTAAACTTAAAAAGGTAAGATGAGAATACTAGTTACAGGATCTAATGGCTATATCGGATCTTCAATGAGCAAGTATCTGAAAAGCAAGGGCTATGAAGTATATGAACTTAACAGAGCTGTATGCGACTTATTAGATAAAAAACAGGTTGATAAATATTTTGAAAATTTTACTTGCGATGTTGTCATACACACAGCTGTTGTCGGCGGGAGCCGCCTTAAACAAGAAGAAGAGTCAATCATTTCAGATAATTTAGAAATGTTTTGTAATCTGTTGAGACATCGAACAAAATATAACAAATTCATTCATTTTGGATCTGGAGCACAAATAAATCCTAATACTTTTTATGGTATCAGTAAAAAAGCGATAGGTACAGTTATCGACAGATTAGACTTCTTTTATAATATAAGGATATATGGACTCTTTGACGAAAACGAGATTGATACACGCTTTATTAAAGCCAGCGTTACTCGTGCTTTGAATGGACAAGATATTATCATACATAAGGACAGGAGAATGGACTTTTTTCATATGAAAGATTTAATGACTTTGGTTCATCACTATATTAAAGATAATAATTTAGAAAAAAACGTAGATTGTAGCTATAAAACTAGCTTAACTTTAAAAGAGATTGGTAGTATAATCAGAGACAAATGCAACCCCAAAATAGATATAAAGGTCCTGAATAGAGGATACGAGAACTATTGGGGAGTAAATACAGATTATTTAAACAATATCGTATCAAGCGACACAGTTTCTAGAATAGAAGAAACGATCGCAACGCTTAAAGAACGGCGAGGAATAAAATGACAACAAAGCAAGATATATTAGAACTAGTTGAGAAGTTTATTAACGAAAAACATGAATCTGAATCTTGGACTCCGGGAGAGGATTGGGTTTCATACTCAGGCCCATATTTTGATAGCAAAGAGTATACTGCAGCAGTCAGCCGTCTTTTAGACGGCTGGATGATTTTTGGTGAAAAAGCAAGAGAGTTTGAATTCAAGTTCTCCAAAGAATTGGGCAAGAAGCATGGAATGCTGACAAACTCCGGCAGTTCGGCAAATTTGTTAATGATGTCAGCGCTGACTTCGCGGCGCGCCGGAAAGTTCCAACTCAAGCCGGGTGATAAAATTATCACTCCCATCGTGTGTTTTCCAACTACCTTGAATCCAATTATACAGAATGGATTAACTCCAGTCTTCGTTGGAGTAGATATTCCAAGTCTTAACTTGAATTTAGATCACGTCGAGGCTCTGTTAAAAGCCGACACTGATAAAGAGATTAAAGCTATAGCTTTTGCACACGTACTCGGAAATCCACCAGACATGGACAGACTCATGTCTCTTGTTGATGAGTATTCGCTGATATTCTTAGAGGATGCATGCGATGCGCTTGGATCTACTTATGATGGCCGCAAACTAGGTTCTTTTGGGGCCATATCGACTTGTTCTTTTTTTCCTGCCCATCATATGACTATAGGCGAGGGAGGCTTTGTAGCCACCGATAACTCTATGTTAAGGCGAATTATTTCTAGTTTTCGAGACTGGGGCCGCGCCTGCTACTGCAATACTAAGAAACCGGGTAATGTAACTTCCGGAACAGCTTGTGGAGATAGGTTTAAGAATTGGCTCCCAGGTGCTCCGAGCACTTCGTATGATCATAGATATGTTTTTGATGAAATAGGGTACAATTTGAAACCTTTGGACCTGCAAGCTGCGATGGGCTTAGAGCAGATTAGTAAACTTGAAGAAATGCACGATGCAAGAAAGAAAAATTTTGCAAAGCTTTACGACATTTTCAAGCCTTATGAAAAGCACCTACACCTTCCGAAAGCAACTGATAAATCAGATCCAAGTTGGTTCGCATTTTTATTGACTATTAAAGAAGGCGCCCCGTTTTCTAGACATGATATTGTTTCCCACCTAGAAAAGGACAAGATCCAGACAAGATCTTATTTTTCTGGAAATATTCTATATCATCCAGGGTACAATCACATGGCTTCAGAATACGAAGACCTCAAGAAAGAATTTCCGAATGCACACTTAGCGACTTACAATTCATTTTTTCTAGGCACATTCATTGGGCTGACGGACGAAAAGCTGAATTATATTAAAGATAGTGTTGACGAGTTCTTTAGGACAAGAATTGGGGTGTGTGAGGAGGCTGAATGAAGACCGTTTATGTAACAGGTTGTTTGGGTTTCATCGGTTCATATGTTACTAGAAAGTGTCTAGAAAGAGGATGGCATGTTTACGGGGTCGATAAGTGTACATACGTATCAAATACGGACTTATTGACAGAGTTCCAGAAATACAAGAACTTTCGTTTTGAAAAGATCGATATCAAAGATATAAGCCATTTATATGATTGTGATTATATTATTAATACTGCGGCCGAATCTCATGTTGGCAACAGCATAATTGATAGCCATGAATTTATTAATACTAATATAATTGGTACAAAAAATTTATTAGAGCTTATAAGGCACAAGCCAGAAAATGTATCAAAAAGGCCTATCTTCTTTCATTTTAGCACGGATGAGGTCTATGGCGACATTGCAGTAGGTGATCATACCGAAAAGGATTTATTAAAGCCTAGTAACCCATACTCAGCAGCTAAAGCTGCAGCTGATATGCTAATCTTAGCATGGTCCAGGACATATAATTTAGAATACATTATAATCAGGCCAACTAATAACTATGGCATATATCAATATCCAGAGAAGCTCATTCCGTTATCTGTTAAAAAATTAAATTCAGGCAAAAAGATTCGCCTTCACAATGATGGAACCCCGGTTAGAAACTGGCTACATGCTGATGATACAGCAGAAGCAGTTATGACTATAATCGATTCGGGAATAGTAAACGAAATTTATAATGTAGCCGGCGACTTCGAACAAGCAAATATTGATACAGTTGAAAAGATCATTGTAGAATATCACGGAAAATCCGCAGAGTGGCTTAAGTATGTTGACTTCTCTTATGATAGAGAAGGGCAAGACGTAAGGTATTCTTTAGATGACAGTAAACTAAAAAGTCTAGGATGGTCTCCTAAGAAAATATTTGATAACGAGATAGCATCTATAGTTCAGTATTACAAGAAAAATTTTATATGGTAAACAATGAAGAACAGTATTATTGATATTCCTCTTTCCGGAAGCCCCCCATCCTGGCAATCGTCAACTCCAGAGCCAGAAGTTCAATTAAAAAATCTGGGTGAAATGATCGGCCCGGGCTCTCCGTTTGTTGATGGGTTTCGTGATTATAATTTTGATAAAGATTTATCAGAATATCTCTCTGGCAAAAGAGTGGCATATGTATGCCCTTCGCCACATCTAAAAGGCAAAGGACTAGGCTTGTTGATAGATTCATATGATGTCGTTGTTAGAATTAATCAAGCTTACCATATGCCAGAAGATCTGTGGGATGATTATGGCAAGAGAACTGATATACTAATGAATTGTTTAAATGTTCACAAAATTAATGCTTTGCATAAAAATATGGATTTTGCTCGTTCCTTGAAATACGTTGTTTGTCCTATGGTATCTATGTGGGATATTAAACGAGTAGAGGATTTTTTAGATAGCATAGGCCGGCCATGGCATAATGTGTGCGATGGTTATTTGTTTAAAGTTTTTAAAGAGGTAGGCACAACCTGCAATACTGGCTTGACAGGAATCATAACGTTGCTGAATTATGATATTGAAGAACTGTTTGTGACAGGGATGACGTTTTTCAACATGAATACTTTCGGAAACGTTTATTACGACAAATATCATGATGAGGCGGCGAAGAATAAAAACTTTACCAGCACAGCAAATAGAGAACCCGATATTTCAGATTTAAGAATTGATATACACCAACAACAGCCGCAGATTGACTATTTTCGTAAAATAGTAAACCATTATCATGATTCAGTGCTGACTTTGGACGAATATTTGACAGAAAATTTTGTAAAGCGAGGCTAATATGAAAGTTGTAGCGATGATTCCAGCTAGACTGGGTAGTAAAAGAATTCCAATGAAGAATATAAGACTGCTCAATGGTATTCCGTTGATTAGTTATGTTATTCGAGCTGTAAAAGCAGCAAATATTTTTGATGAGATATATGTCAATTCAGAGTCGGATACAATAGGAAATCTAGCTATCAACGAGGGGGTTAGGTTTTACAAGCGTCCGGAATCTTTGTCAAGCGATAGCGCGACTAATGATGATTTTACGATGGACTTCATGATGTCTAATCCTTGCGATATATTGGTTCAGATATTACCAACATCGCCTTTCATTACAGCCGAGGAGATAGAAAGCTTTACTTCTGAAATGATTGATCAGAAGTATGACACTCTTATATCAACAAACAACCAACAGATAGAATGTGTATATGATGAAAGGCCAATTAACTTCGATCAAAAAAAACAATCTCCGCCTTCGCAGCACCTTAAGCCTGTGCAGGCATATGCATGCAGCTTGATGGCTTGGAAGACCGACAACTATAAGCAAAATATGGAAAAATATAATTGCGGGTATCACGGTGGTGATGGAAAAATAGGCTTTAGTCAATTGAAGGGATACTCAACCATTGATGTCGACAATGAAGAAGACTTTCAACTTGCAGAAGTTGTAGCAAGATCATTAGGTTTAAGAAAGAAATATGAACCACAATATTATGACCACAAAGAACATACTGAAGTAGATGTTCCTAGTATCTTAAAGAAAGATGGTGTTATTAATAACGATCTACATGCCTCTAACAGCGAAGAGCCAGTTAATATTAATGATGTTAGGACATCTTTTGACAGCACAATTTCGTGGAGTAAAAGATTGGTCGACACTGAAAACAACAGTGCAACGTTGATACATCAACTCCCGGGAGAGGGAAATAGAAATCATTATCATCCAGATTGGAATGAGTGGTGGTTTATAATCGATGGTCAATGGGAGTGGAATATTGAAGGCAAAAAAATTATTGTAGAGAAAGATGACATTGTGTTCATACCAAAAGGCAAATTTCATCATATTACGGCGGTAGGAAACAAGCCAGCAATTAGACTGGCAGTAAGTCGATCTGATGTTGCACATGTGTATACAGGTGCCGATGAATCTTGATTTTCAAAATAAAGTTGTTGTAATCACAGGAGCTAGTCGAGGAATTGGCAAGTCACTAATGCTTAAGTTCCAATCTGAAGGAGCCCAAGTGTTGGGGTTAAGTAGCAAAGATTATGATTTGAGCAGTAGAGAAGACATAAAAAGTTTGGCACTTCACTTAGCAGGTCTTCCCAAAGTTGATATATTAATTAACAATGCTGGTATAAACAAGATTAATGTTATAGAAGACATTTCTTTAAGTGACTATGACAATGTAATGAGAGTCAATGTTGAGGCGCCATTTTTGTTATCTCAAGCGGTCATACCCAGGATGATAAAAAACAAGTCTGGTAGAATAATAAACATTACTTCAATATTTGGTCACTGTACCAAAGAGCAAAGAATGAGCTATACTACATCTAAATATGCATTATCAGGTATGACAAAAACAATGTCCGTAGAACTAGCTCCTCATAACATTATGGTAAATTCAGTTGCTCCTGGTTTCACAGAAACAGATTTAACGAGACAAGTCCTAGGTCAAGCAGGAATGGACGAGGTATCAGAACAGATACCAATGAAACGCTTGGCGCAGCCGAGAGAAATTGCAGACGTAGTTATGTTTCTGGCCAGTGATAACAATTCATATCTTACAGGGCAGAATATAATTGTTGATGGGGGATTTGTAAATGTCTGATACATTGACAATTAGATCATACACAGGTGAATATTTTGTTAAATATATAGAAACACTAGAACTTAGCAATTTCATCAGAAAGAATGATTATCTTGTGATTGATAAAAACATCAGTAACTTATATCCAGAAATTAGAAATTCTTTTGATAACGAAGTATATGAACTAGAAGCAGATGAAAGCTCGAAAACTTTGCTACAGGTAGAGATACTGGCTTCCACAATAATAGAAAAGGGGTTTAAAAAGAATCATAGGCTTGTAGCTATTGGCGGCGGTATTACACAAGATGTGGTAGGGTTTTTAGCATCTATAATCTATAGAGGGGTTGAATGGATGTTTGTACCGACAACACTACTAGCTCAGGCTGATAGTTGTATTGGTAGTAAAACGTCGATCAATTTCAGCACTGCTAAGAATTTACTAGGAACGTTTCATCCTCCACGAGAAATTATTTCTTGTCCAAGGTTTATTGACAGTTTAGAAACAAGCGATATTAAATCTGGTATAGGCGAAATGCTACATTATTTTTTAATATATGATACTTCTATAGCGGAACTATTGATGTCCGATTATGATCAGATAATTCAAGGAGACTATGGTCGTTTAGAATTTTACATCAAGCAAAGCCTAAAAATGAAAAAACACCTTGTAGAGACAGACGAATTTGATAATTCCGAAAGAAGAGTGTATAATTACGGCCATACTTTCGGACATGCGATTGAGTCATTGTCTAAATATAAAGTACCTCATGGCCAAGCTGTTACATTAGGCATGGATATAGCAAATTTTTTATCCTATAAACTAGATTATATCAATTATCAAAAATATGATAAGTTACATCAAATAATAAGAAAAAACATTCCTGATTTCAATATTCAGCCTGATCAACTAAAAGAGTACATGAGCTTGCTATCAAAAGATAAGAAAAATATCGACGACAGTATCGTATGCATTTTACCTGAAGGTGATAAGATCAAGGTAAAAAAGATATCCAATAAAGATAAAATAAAAAAATACATATCTGAATATTTTAAAATAGCTGTGGAGGAAAAATGAGCATAGCTACAAATAGTAAATTTAACATAAAGATCGATTTTGATAAATCTCATGATTCTTACTTATACGACAAAAGAACAGAGCGCGAATACTTAGATTTCTTTGGAATGTACGCATCATTGCCGTTGGGATACAATCATGAAATATTTCAAACTGATGAATTCAAGAAAGAGTTTATGTCGGTGTCTAGTTTCAAAGTAAATAATTGTGAGTTTGTCTCTGATGAAACTTTAGAATTCGATGAGATGTTTACTGAGTATGCTGGCCAAGGAAATTATAAGTATTTTCATTATTGTTGCACAGGCGCGCTAGCTGTTGAAGCAGCAATAAAAACTTGCTTGAGGTACAAGAATTTTCACACACCACGAGTCTTGTCGTTTAACAATAGCTTTCACGGCATCAACAGTTTTGGAAATTTTGTAACGTCTCGATTCGAAGCGGTTGAGCCAAAATTAGTTGGCATGCCAAATGTTTATTCGTGTAAAGTAGATTTAGATTTAGAGCAAGTAGAATTCCAGTTAGCAGGCGGACAAGTAACCTGTATATTGGTCGAGCCTATCCAATGTAGTGTCGGTGATGTGCATTTAGACAAGGACTTTATGAATGGCCTTAAGGAATTGTCAGATAAATATAACGTACCTCTTGTGTTCGATGAGATTCAAGTTGGTTTTGGTGGCACAGGCAAAGTGTGGTATCACGAACATCTAGATTATGAGCCTGATATCATTATTTTTGGTAAAAAGACTCAATTATCTGGTATAATGGTAAATGAACAGCATAGCCAAACATTCAAAAAAGGCGAAATCACCCGCCTAGATGTTACTTGGAATGCCGATGTTACTGATATGATACGATGCAAATATATAATGAAAGCCTATCAGAAATACAATATATTAGATAATGTTAGTAAGATGGGTGATTATTTAACACAATCCTTATCAACAGATGAGAAACTAAGCAACGTAAGAAACAACGGCTTGATTATCGCTTTTGACTTGCCAGACACCGAAAAACGAAATAATTTTGTAAACAATCTTTTTCTAGATGGCGTTTTATGTAACCCAACAGGAAAAAGATCGATCAGAATTAGACCAAGCTTGAGCTTAACAATGCAAGAAGCCGAGTTAGCTATAGAGAAAATAAGAGGAAACAAATGTTAATTGATTTTGAAAACATTGAACAAAGATGCAGAGATGCTTGCGAGACAAGCGAATTTAATAATTTAGCCGAGAAGATCAACAAAGCAAAGAAGATTTTCTTGCTAGGGAATGGAGGCCTGCATTACGTAGCTAGCCACATGGCTACTGATCTTACTAGATTGATTCCAGACAAAACTGTATATTCGTTTGATAGTGTGGGTTTTATAACCTCAAATGCTAATGATCACGGATATGAACAGCTTTTTGTACGCTGGTTGGAGACAACAGCCCTAGTCGAAGACCCAGGCGATTGCTTGGTTGTTGGTATGTCGTGTTCCGGAAATTCATCTAACGTAATCAATGCTTTACATTGGGCTAAAGATAGGCATTTTGATACATACATGATATCTGGCCAAAAATCGGAAGCGCTTAACGACGATGTAGACGAGATGAGTTTCGAGTGCGATTACTTTCATACAGTTGAAGTGCTATGTATGATGGTGTTTTACGAGTTAATACATTGTACAGGGAATCGCTGCCCTTCCATTCGAGGAGAAAAGAACAGAATGAAAGACTCACCTCTTAGGAGTGTCGAGTGAAGGCGGGGTGTCTGATATACTATTATGGCAAGTATGATAGACTTGGAGAAGTAGCCAGCCGTAGTTTTAAGAAGCATCATCCTGACGTAACACTTCATCTTGTTAACGAAGATAATAGAGACGCCTACAAAGCAACAAGCAAGTATGATCCCAATGATGGCGGAATTTTTAAATATGCTTTAGCACATGAAATTATGTCAGAGAAAAAGTATGATAAAATGATTATACTTGGAGCCGATACAATAACTTGCTCCAGATTGGATGAGTTTCTTGATGAAAACAAAATAGATATTTTAACGACATTAGATTACCCCTATCAAGGACTATATCCATTCTATAGCGAAGGTGAATTATATACTGTCTTTACAAGCTTGCTCTACATTAATGGTGTTGAGCCATCAAATATGAAATTTGTAGATTATACTGGGGATGGTGCAGATCTTTTAAACCGTTCAGATATGACATTATTTGATTTTAGGCACTATAACGCTGACGTGATATGCATTAACAATGTTGCTGTACTTCGTGACATAATAGACATAGCTGCAAAATATAAAGAAGATTATGTACTAGGAAGAGAACACGGGGTCATAAAAGAAGAAGCAGATTACTATCATGAGCAAGGTGGATTGAACATATTATGTGCAAGATCAGCCCACCCCAGCGACAATGCATACAACTATACTATTCGCGCTGTAGAATTTCCTTATGCATTTTCTTCGGTGGTGTATAACGTCCGCGCACGCCTCAATACTGTGGGCGTCACAGGGCAAGAAACTAAGAATAACGATCAAGTAAGAGAATTTCGTGTTAAAGATAAAAAGCTTTATGCGCCGTGGAGAAATGAATATTTAAAAACTCACGAATCTGCGATAAGAAGTAAATTTGGAAATGATTTTTTTGATTCTTTTATAGCGGAAAAACAAGTAAAACTTTGGCATTACGGCGGCGGATTCTCTGAAATGGGTGATCAAGAATTTGAAAATACTGTAAATGACTGGATTGATAATCAATTTAATGATGAGACTAAAAAGTTTTTCAAAGAAGAGTGCGACACTGGTGACTTTTTTGAGAAGAGGTACAAAATATAATGAAAGTTTTAGTAACTGGAGGATCTGGATTCGTCGGCACCGCGCTAAAAAGAATCAGACCTGATTGGCATTATATTAGTTCTAGGGACTACGATTTGACAAGTGCTTATCAAGCCCGGGGCGCGATTCGAGACCATCGAAATTTAGATGCCATAGTACACCTAGCAGGCCGCGTCGGCGGAGTAAAAGAAAATGCGCTAAATCAAGCTGAATTTATACAGCAAAATTTGTTGATTAATACAAATATCATACATGAAGCATACTGTGAAAATGTGCCGAGAGTGTTATCATCTTTAAGTACTTGTATATTCCCAGAGAATATAAAAAACTTTCCTTTTGTTGAGGAGGATATGCATGATGGCCCACCTCCAATTAGTAATTTTTCGTATGGTTATGCTAAGAGGTGTTTGCAGGTTATGACTAGCGCCTACAGGCAGCAATATGGCGTTAACTATTCAACATTTACTCCATCAAATTTATATGGCCCTGGAGATAATTTTGACTTAGAGTCGTCGCATTTCGTAGCCGCTATGATAAGAAAAATCTATCAGTCCAGAGACGGTGACAATATAGAGTTTTGGGGCACAGGCCGTCCCCTACGCCAGCAGCTATTTGTAGAAGATCTGGCTATGTTGATTCCTATGTTGCTGAACAAACATAATAGCTCTGAACCTATTATTGTAGCTCCAGATGAAAATCTAACAATCAAAGAAATGATTGATATATGTTTAAAAATTTCTGGAAAAAGTGTAGAATATAGTTTCAATGGAGAGCACGAAGGTCAAGTTAGAAAAGATGGTAGCAATAGAAAATTATTAAATTTAATTGGTGATTACAAGTTTACATCTTTTGAAAATGGTTTAAGGAAAACGTATGAATGGTATAAAGGAGCCCGCTAAGAGAAAAGTAGCATTAATAACTGGCATCACAGGTCAAGATGGGTCATATTTGGCAGAACTATTGCTACATAAAGGTTATGAAGTTGTTGGATTAAAGAGAAGAACTTCTGAAATCAGAACAGACAGGATCGATCATATCTTTAGCAACCCCAGGTTTATTCTGGAATATTATGATTTAAATGATTCTGGTAGAATCTGGCAACTTTTTATGAAATATAAGCCAGATGAGATATACAATTTGGCAGCACAATCACATGTGCGAGTGTCGTTTGATATTCCCGAACACACTGTGGAGGGCATTGCCATGGGTACTTTGCGCATGCTCAATGCTATGAAGGAGATAGTACCAGAAGCTAGATTTTATCAAGCATCTTCATCAGAAATGTTTGGAGATAATCCTGAGTTTCCCTTCAACGAAGAGTCAACCTTGATGCCGGCATCTCCATATGCTTGCGCAAAAGTATTTGCTCATAATCTGGTAAGGAACTACAGACAATCATATGGCCTGCATGCTTCTTCCGGGATATTGTTTAATCATGAATCTCCACGCCGTGGAGAAACATTTGTTACTAGAAAAATAACAATGGCCGCCGCCAAAATTAAGATGGGGCTACAAAGCGAGCTTAGGTTGGGTAATTTATATGCTGTTAGAGACTGGGGTTTCGCCGGCGACTTCGTAGAAGCAATGTGGTTAATGTTACAGCAAGATGATCCGGATGATTATGTGATTTCTACAGGAGAAGTCGCGACCGTGGAAGAGTTTTTGAATCATGTTTTTGAATATGCCGGTTTAGGCAAATCAGAAGATTATGTTATTATTGACTCTAAGTTTTATAGACCACACGAAGTTCCATATTTGATGGGTGACTCATCCAAAGCGCGAAAAAAGTTGCAATGGAGTCCAAAATATAATGTTAAAAAATTAGCTGAATTGATGTATGATGAAGATCTACAGCTACTCAAAAAGGAGAAAAAATGAGTAATGTTAATTTAAATGAAGCAACGCTATCTGATGAGGCTTTGGGATCGCTAATGATGTGTTTGCAGAAAAGCTTGTTGGAGCAGAGTGATATAGTTCCTGTTTTGAAAAACTTGCGTTTTACAAATGTCGAAGGTGAGTTATTTGTTCTCAACCCCCCGGTTGTTAAGTTCGGTGATCAGGAGTATGATGATGAGCAGGATAGTTGAAAAGCCATGGGGCTATGAAGAGATCTGGGCAGAAACAGAGTCTTACGTTGCTAAAAAGATTTTTATAAAGTCAGGCAACAAATTGTCTAAACAATACCACAGAGTCAAAGAGGAGACTATCTACGTTGTAGAAGGAAACTTGAGACTTCAGTTCGAAGAGCATGCAAGGCTAATGATACTTGGTGAGTCACACCACATTAAGCCAGGAACTGTTCACAGATTTTGTGCTGATAGAAATGATGTGGTTTTGATAGAGGTCAGCACGCCTCACTTAGATGATGTCGTGCGCATTGAGGATGATTATGGGAGAACTAGTTAAGTGCCTAAATACTTATATAAGTGCGGGGTGTGTCTGGGCGAAATAGAAATTTGGCATTCTATGTCAAGCCGCATGCATGATTGTGCTGCATGTGAGACAAATGGATCCCTTACTAGAATACCGGCAACTTTTAGAACGACCGAAACCAAGGAAGAGACTCAAAACAAGGTCGGAGAGCTTGTTAAATCAAGTATAGAAGATTTTCGAAAAGACCTGAATGATGAGAAAAAGAGAATAAAAGAAGAGTTTTACGAAGCATGAACGTCTACATACTAGCTATATCATTAATAATTAACGCAATATTACTGATGGCAGTTCTTGGCGTTGTGCCTTTTCTATTGTATATATCTGTACTGGCGAATATAGGGCTGCTTTGGTGGGCTACTAAGATGCTATACTCGCTGAGAGAAATAGAAGTAGATTTAGATGACTTACTTGAAAGTAATAATGAATTTAGACAACACCTTGAGCGCCTTTACGGATTGGAAATGTATTATGGCGATCAGACTTTGATGAATTTGATTGACCATTCACGAGATACTGTCAATTCTATATTAGATTTTTCTTATAAACACTCTCTTGAAACAAAAGAAATATCAATTACGGAGGATGGTGATGTCGAGGAAGAAGAAGAAATCTAATAGATATTTTACACAAGAGCATGAAGATGCAATTGTGGAATACGCCAAGACAGATGACAAAAAAATACGTACAGAGCTGTATATCAAATATATTGGTCCTGTTTTCGACGAAATGGTAGATAAGATTGTTTATACTTATAAATTCAATAATTTGCCAAATATCGATTCTTTAAAAGACGAATGTAAAATATGGCTAACTACTATTTTAGATAAATTTGAACCTTCCAAGGGGTCAAAAGCGTTTTCTTATTTCTCTGTGATTACTAAAAATTGGTTCATTCACAAAGTAAAGAAAAATTCTAGAAGTGTCCAAAAGGAAGTTAGCTACGAGGATCTTGCCCATGGGGACACAGAGGAGAAGCTTACTACGCACCATCCTTATTTAAACGATAGGGAGGATTTTGAATTTTGGCAGCATTTCTGGCATGAGATTTTATCTTGGGAGCAGATGAAGCTCAAAGATAATGAGAAAAAAGTTCTTGAAGCAGTTAAAATATTATTTAGTCGCAAAGAAGAACTAGAGATTTTTAACAAAAAAGCTATTTATTTGTATATGAGGGAGATCACAGGGCTCAACACAAAACAGATTGTTAATAATTTAAACAAGATGAGAGCTAGATACCGCGTGTTCAAAAAGAAATGGGAAGAAGGAAAACTATAAAAAATCTTGAATCTTATATCGAAGATGCTACAGAAAATGTAACTAACGATAGGGCCATGGCTTTAAGTCTTTTAACGAAGATGATGAAAGATATGAATTCGGCTCACGATCACAAAGATTTAGGATTAATAGCTGCAAAATATTTAGAAACACTCCAAAGATCAAACGAGCAGCTAGTCAAAATATCAACTCTTATACATAAGAAGAATTCCGGGCCTAATGCTTTATCAGAAATAGATAAAAGCGAAATCTATGATATGATAAATGAAGAGGGCGAGGAACAATGAGATACGACCAAGGCCGCGCTGGTAATATACTTAAGAGCCCGGGCGGGCGAGAATACAGTACTACCACCAAAGGTATTGACAAATTAAGAGCAGCAGCAGAAGCAGCAGCTACTCCAGATATAATGGACGGCTTGGGTAATGAATTCACCGCCGAAGTTATAGCAATTGTTAATGATAATGGCATGTCATCATCGCCAGCTCATCCTAGCTTCAGAGGTAGGGCGGAACACAGCCCCGCTCTCGGCCGCGTCGCGATTCGAGTTCGTCCATTGGACTACCCGACTCACATGATTTTGCCAGAAGTGCCTCAAGCCGGCGGCAAAGAAAGATCGGGTTATTTTAATATATGGGAGCAAAATCTTCCTGTTGCACACGCCGTTGCCCCTGAGCTACCGGCACCCCCAATTGGCTCTACAGTACGAGTATCTGTTGATGGAATAGGCGAGTCAAGAACCTATTGGTATAAGGCCGTACTTGATGATAAGCCATCTGCACCTTTCATAGAACCAGTAAAGAGCCCGATGGATTCTTTCAAGGCATGTCCGCCGAATTTTCATTGCAAACCAGCCTCGGGAGATCCAATAAACACACAAGGTACAGCTTGGGGATATGCGGCAGCCACTGGCAGTCCTCAGTCAGGCTTGTTACAGAAAGCAGTTGTAAATTGTTCAAAATATAACGCCTTTCAAATACCAAAAGGCAGAGGGGTCATTGTGGAGCAATTTGCCTCTGAAGAAGACACTGGCTATACAGATCTTGGAACGCCCAAATCACTACGCAAGAGACTACAGAAGCATGGCTTCACCTATGTGATATTTGGCGTGGTGTTTTATGGCTCTAGTGCCACTTCAGGGCCCGCTTCGAAAGACTTCTTAGAGCCGTATATTAAGGAATTGGTTCGATGGCGCATCCGCCCATTTCTGATGGGCGAGCTGTTCGGTGGTGCCGCAGCCGAAAAAAGTCAACAAATGGTGGATGATCTCATCGGTCTAGCTAACGACACTGGAGCGTCTGGCATTATAACAAGAATTAGATCTATGTCAACAAACAACCCAGGGTGGACCGCAGAATCGGCCGAGTCCCATGCAGAACATCTGCTAGACGCATCATTTAAGAACAATGTATCAATAGGCCTCCTGGGCCCTGGGCACCCGGCACAGTTTCCGGAGTTGGAAGAACCTATTCTCAAGATTAAAGAATCAGTTAACTATGTCATGGCAAATATCGCTCCGCAGCCTTCTTTGACAAATCCAGACATTATTAGCATGGTCTTCGACGGCGCTTCTGAGCAGTGGGCAGAGCTTGGTTATGAGGCTATATTTCCAGTCTTCCCGGCATACGGCCCGGGCTTTGAACAGGTACCCCATCCTAACGGCCCTGGAAACGAACCAAAATCTAATATGGCACCCGGCCAGAGTATGCCACCAGAATATTTTAAAATGTTCTATGATACTATTGCTAAAAATTCCAATACCCCTATAGGCATAATGGACTGGGCAAACCTGGATCAAGGTATGCCGGGTGATTTTGGAAGCTATAATTGGTCAACAAACAGATGGGATGTTATAAAAGAGATACCTATTACTGATGTATATCCCAAGACAGAAGCAGAAGCAAGAGAAAGAAATCTTCCAGCGTATATGTCTCCAGATGGCCCACTAGTATATTTACCTCCTATAAAACCACTTTCTAGTCCAACTGGTTTCACCAGACCGGCAGCTATATTAACTGGCTCATTAGTAGAATTCGGAGGACCAAAGCCTCCGCCAAAAGAAACATACAAAAATGAGCCCGACTCCCTCCAGCCGGCCGAAGAGGCAGACAACCAAGACACAGCAGCAGCTGATGGTGAAACTGGCAGCAATGCTGTTCCAGAAGAAGGCCACGATCCTAGCGCCGTTGGCGCCGAGTTGGAGTCAACTACATCTTGTCCTAACGCTCTTGTAGATCCATCTAAATATTTGTTTCCTGCTATACGAAATAAAAACAAGATGGGCAGATTTGCAATGCCGACTGCAGAGCGCGGAACAATACAACCAATAGAAGGAGAAAATTATACCCAAGCAGTTGCTGGCAAGCCCGGGCCCTTCGCGCGTTATTCAAGTACTGGATACCCTCCGGTGCCTACCAAGTGGCCAACTAAAAATGGCGAAGCCCCCGGCGCAAATGCGTACGGAGAGAGGCACTATTGGTCAGGTAGTCCTGGCTTATCACGCGGCAGCGCCGGCGAAGAGCTTGGCAAGGACGGCCGCTGGGGAGGTCTCAGCGCCTGGACCAAGAGAAATATTATTTACCACAGAGGCGTTGAAAAGCGATTTGCACGAAATTTGGGAAAGAAAAAATCTGATTTTGCTGCCTCTAGCGAGAATTCGACTTCTGATGCGGAAAGTTCAAAAAGTCGCTATGCCAATCCATTAGAAATGTATGGAGGTTGCTATGTTGGCGCCGCAAATGCAAATTTTATTCATGAATTTCGAGTTATTTTTGAGATTGCTTGTCGTGTTTCAGGATACACGCCTGGAGATTTAATTTCAGAAACAGACCCCGAGGGAGACCCTCGACGTATTGCTGCTTTTGTTCCGAAGGGAAAAATGCAAGGAACCTTCTTTCCTTCCAAGCTTCGAAATTTGCGAAGTCAATATTATAGCATTAAACAAGGTATCGACGCAGATCCAAATAATCAATTTATGACTTTGGAAGAATTTGGTATGAGCGGGAAAAAGACCAAAGCCCTTGGCCTAAGCACAGAAAATACAATCGGTGAATTCAGATCCAAATTCGAAAGCGCCCGCGCGCGTTATGTGCAAGAACATTATAGAGAAGAAGGAGGCAAAAGAGTGCCCAAAAGATGGGGATTTTCATTCAGCATGCATGCAACAGGATGCGCATTTGACCTCTGCCCCGGCGAAAACTGGCTCGGCGGATCAAGCGCCAAAGCATTACATAATAAATTTGTAAGCCCAGCTATATGGGATATGACTGGTGGCTATATGACAAAAGCCAAGTACTATTATCATCAAAATTCTAAATATCATGACAAATATAAAAACAAGACAGCTTTTAAAAAAGCTTCAGGAGCGGGTACAAATATTAGAACAGGAAGCGATAACATATTTAAGATTTTTACTGGTAAGACCGGCCCGGGCCTTGTGGGCGGATATGGCTTAACACAGAAAAGCAAAGTCAAGAGTTTAGTAAAGGAATTATTAAAGGGCGCCGAAGGGGCTCCTACTTATAAGGAATTTACTAACAACGGCAAAGGAATCAATCCAGAAAACCCCTATTCAGAGAATCTAGTTCAGCAACTAAATGAATGGTCTATGTCATCAGGCTTGGGATATGTATTTTTTGCTTCATCTCCATCTCCCAACGCTGACATATGGGTAGTAAAAAGAAGCGTTCCTCTGTCAGGAGTGCGAATGCATCCGGCGTTCTGGCAGACATTTATTCGAGCAGGTTGGTCTTGGGGAGGCGCCTGGAGTGGTCCGTTTAAGGATGACCACCATTTTTCAAGAAAAATATTATTTGACCACCAAAGGCGTGCAATCGCTGGAAAGGGCGCCCGCCCAGAATTTCCTTTTTATAATGATAGTGGTTGCGCAAATTATGAGCCGGTACCGCTGATGGACTTAAAAGATTCAAGCAAAACTATTAATCCGTCTAAAACATTGCTTCCAATTAAAGACGGAACAGCATGGCATCCAAGTTGGGATGAAACTTATGACAGTGAATATATATATATTCATGGTATAGGTAATTTTCCGCGAGATCCAAGCAGTCCTTTGATGTCATCAGCCCAAGCTCGGTCGGATGCTAGCAGCAATCCATTAGACCCGGCCAACTATCCGGATGTTGATTTCACATAAAATATAATAAAAGAGGTAAAAAATGGGATTAGGTGACGATTTTAAACCACATGTAGAACGTAAAGGCACAGCATACGATCGCAAACAGGGATACGATAAAGGCAGCGATGAGACTAAAAATGTAGCTGATGGCAAATTTTGTCGACATCTTGTAGAAGCAGTACCTACTGTGGTCAGACCAGAATGTGAAAAACATTATATTGGCTATAACAATGCAGTAATAAGACTTGGTAGGGATCTAATTGGTGACCCACTAGATGCTAAAAAAGAAAAGCTATGTTATGGGCCGCTAGGCTCTACACAGTCAGGCATGATAGACCTTGTTGTAGGCGTGAACAGCGCAAATCCTTCTGAGGTGAACGTTAGACAAAATCCCGAAGCTACAATAACTCATCCAAAAGCTGACGCGGCTAGAGTATATTTAAGCCAAAGGTGCAAGGTCGACAAGCTTTTTGGACTTAAGAATGGCAAAGTGGGAAATACAGAAGCTAGATCTGCTGTAGCTATCAAAGCAGACGGTGTGCGAATCATCGCGCGAAACGGAATTAAACTAGTTACCAGGACTGATAATCTAAACGCTGCTGGGTCTGTTACTAGAGCGATTAATGGAATCGATTTGAACGCCGGAAATCGAGGTAGAGGAAGTATGCAGCCGATTCCCAAAGGAAGAAACTTGAAGGCCGCCCTAGAGGCATTAGCAAAGTCAGTAGGAGAGCTTAATGGAATAGTTAAATCTATGTTATCATATCAGATGGAATACAATCGACAGCTAGCTGAACATACACATATAACTAAGTTTCTAGCCGAACGTGATTTTATAAGCGAAAAAGCACAGCTCGCCGGCGCCGCCGAAGATATATTTCATACTACTGTTACGAACTTTTCCCTAGATATGAACAGGTACATGTTAGAGTTTTTCAAAATGAACTACTTGGAACAGTCTTCAGGCAGATATATTAATAGCAGATACAATCATACTAACTAATTATTAAGAGGCGTTATGTCAAACTGGAAAGAAAGAGATATGTGTGAACCATATCTTAATGAAAACGAAGACGAGAATCCGTTTTTTTCTGGCGGTGCTTTTTGGGAAGTAACATTCAGGACTTCTTGGACTGATGAAAAAGGAGAAGAAGATGACTCATTCGAATCCCGCCGTGAGCTAGCAGGAGAAAATGCTGTTGGCTTCCTATTAGACTATTTCTTTAAAGAATCAGGCCCCTTCGCCTATGACTATGCGTCTGGAGAGACAACCGAATCTGCAAATGCATGGGAGACGTATCAAACTATTAATTGCCAGGAGTATCATGAAATCTTCAATCCTCCACCAACATTAGAAGAACAGCTAACTGGTAAAATAATTAATCTGCCAGCCGGCGTCAAAGACGCATATTATATACCTGGACAGGGTGAGAATGATGATGCCGTTGGGCATCATTTAGAACCAGGACCTCAAGGGAAATTATTATTTCATGTTAAAATTAATAAAACTTGGATCGATCGTTGGGCACAAATTCCTGAACAACTACAAGATATGCAAGGTGAAGCTCCTTTTGCCATAGTGCTAAAATTAAAAAATTTTCAAGATGATATAAACGAACTTGCTGATTCTGTTTTTACATATTATAAAGGTCGAATGGAAGAAGCCGGCCAAGAAGGATATGAATTTAATTTAGACCTAGAAGCTCTGGGTAAGGAGATGAAAAAGTTTCCAAAAACGATAGGGGACTATCTTAGAAAAGTATCTCCACATGTATGTGATTGGGATGTGTTTGAAATGGGAATAGATACTAATTACGATGATAGAATAGAATTTGGATTTAATGGAGATTTGACACTTAGCTACGTTGCATTGGCCGCAGACCCAAAAAGACAAAATAATACAGGCCAGACCGATGGTGAAGATCCTCCACCCGGGCCAGATGTGTGGATAGCAGTACCAAGCAGGGTTGGAATTAAATGCTTAAATATGACAGTACCATTTGATAATGCTAGATTGGTAAACATGCTGATGAGAATGTATTCGATGACAAACGAGCAGCCAGGAACATAATATGGGAAAACGCGACGATAAAAGAGGAATTCTTGATCAGTGGAGACAAGAAGAAGAGTCAGGCTCAGAACACATGCCTGTTCATGAGTGGCTGAAGAGATTCGTCCTCGGCGCAACCATGCTTCAAACTTCGTCGCCCCCTTCAGAAAAAAAAGCTGAAGGCGCGGGCAAACATGTTAGCAATCCTGCTGATATAAAGAGCGCTAGAGAGTCTTACAATGATCTCAAAGGTCTAATAGCGGATGTCAACAAAGCTAGGTTGAAAACAGAATTTGCTAGTGATTTTCCTGATATTACTGATCTCTTAAATGAAATAGAAGGTATCGATGGCATTTATGAGGAGATCTTGAACAAGCTAGGCTTGAGACCTATCATGGGTCAGGTTATGCAGTGTATAATGGAATTAACTGGCATACCCCAGGGCTTAGGATGGATATGTAAGCAAACTATTGGTCAGATACCGACTGATGAGTTTATGAAGATCTTCAAGAGACAAAGCGATGGTGGCTTTGTACCAGATGCATTATTTAGTGGCCTAGACCAAGGACTGGAGGCGATACCACCGAATCTCAATAAAGAACTAGCTGCAACAAAACAAAGAAACGAGATTAATAAATTTATTAAGCAGTTAGAAGATTTTCTAGATTTCGAGAAGCTATGCGAAGACATCGAAGAACTAGCTAAAAAATTACCAGATACCCTCATGAGCCCAGGCGGAGCCAAAGGGGCAGAAAATGACATTAATAATACCGTGCCAAACATTCCAGAGCCGCCCACGTTAACTTTCCCAGAAGACCTACCTGTTGATGATCTAGAGAAAGCTGCCATGGCCGATGTCCGCGCCGGAGCCAAAAAAGCAGTTATGGAAGCCCTCCAAGAGGGCATTTATCTTATTTTAGAATTAGTATTAAAATATTGTCGCCAAGCTGTTGAGGATCTTTATGGCGCGGACCCCTCCAGAGCAGATCTAACAGGTCGTGGCTCTAATAGCCAATCACCAACTGGAATCAAT